GCTCTTCGGCTCGATCTTGTGGCCCTCGATGACGGCGGACACCGGGTCAAACTTCCCGAGGTTCGCCTCATTCCGCTTGAACCATTCGTCGCCTTCACCGGCCAGCATGATCTCGGACTGCTTCATTTGGAAAGAACTCCCATCAGGAGCGAGATGTCGTGGTCGTGCTGGTTGATCTCGTTCAGCGCGGCCTTGGTCTCCTCGGGCGCGTGCTTCATGGCGATCTCCATGAGGCGCTTCCAGGGCACGTTGTTGCGGACCCGGATGGCGAAGATCTTGTCGATGATCTCCTGTTCGAACTCGGTCATTTCATCCTCCCGAACAGCAGCGCCGAGACGACGCCGCCGTCCAACATGAACTGGTTGAGCAGCTCGCCTTCCTGCTTGAAGCCGCTGTCCCGAATGATCTTCAGCATGGCGGTGTTCGTCCTGGCGCAGCCGGCCTGCAGCTTGCGCACGCCGCCGCACTGCGGGTCGAGCAGCCACTCGCAGGCGCGGCGCCAAGCTTCGCGGCCATAGCCGTGGTTCCAGTACTTGCTCTCGCCGATCATGATGCCAACGTCGGAGACGTTGTTCGGCTCATCGTTCATGGCGCTCAGGTTCCCGATGTGCTCGCCGGAGCCGACGTGGTGGATCGCCCACAGGTGCGACCGGCCGACGAACGAGTTCACGTAGTGGAGCTGCGTCGACAGGGTGTGCGTCCTGTGCCGCTGCTGCGAGTACTGCACCACCGCCGGGTCGCGCAGCCAGGCGAGCTGCCGCGACGTCGGCTTGGTCAGCGGCCGAAGCATGAGCCGCTCGGTGGAGATCGTCGGCGTCATCAGAAGGTGGCGACGTTGACCACGATCATCTTGAGATCGCGGATCTTGACCGGCTCCAGGTTCTCGGTGCGCTCCTTGACCTTCTTGTTGACGAAGTTAACCCGCTTGGCGTTGTGGCCTTCGAGGATCGCCTTGATGTCGATCTCGAAAAAGAGTTCCTGATCCGTGGCGTCGGTCAGCTTCTGCTCGCCGGAATAGAGCAGCGAGTGCTCCAGCGGCACGTTTTCGTCGGTGTCGGCGATATAGACCTGTACGAGACGGCGACCCATGAACGGCTCCTCTTTCTTCTGGGGTTTGGGTTTCGGCGGCTTGTTTGCCATGGCGGCAGCAAGGACGCGCGCTTCTTGATCCTCGAACACATCGAACCGGATCGGCTGGCCGAACACGATGTTGCCGACGCCGAGGCCAACGGCCTCGTGCTGGGCCATGAAGTTCTGGGTGTTCGTGGTCGCTGCCGTGCTGCTGATCGGCGAGGACATGTTGGCCAGGCTGTACGTGGTGTGCGCGTGGCCGGCGTCGTGGATGGTTGGAAGGTCGCCAAGGGTCATCGCATCCGCTCCAGCAGGTGGTCGATCAGTTTGAGCTGCGCCTCGACGGTCTCGCGGATGTCGGCGGCGCCGGCACCGTAGTCACCGATCTTGCGCAAGCGTTCGACGCGGGCGAACACCGTTCGCCGCAGGTCGATCATTTCCTGTTTGGTCATGACGTGCTCTTGGCGGTGACGAAGTCTTCGATCAGCCGGCCGATCACGGTCGACATGGGTTGCTTGATGTCGTCGGTGATCGCCCTGAAGGCGGCCTGCGTGACGGGGCTAATGCTGATGCGCGTCAGCCAGGAGATGCGTTTCTGTTCACTCATGGCCGCGCGTGTTAGCACGGCGCGTTAACAAACTGAGGAGTTCTTCACATCTTTATTTTCGAGCGCTATATCTCGCGCATGCAGATGAGCCAGCTCGAATACGCGACCAAGATCCTGGAGGCCGGTCGCGCGATGAAGAAATTGCAGGAGGCCGAACGGCTTGAGGACAGTTTCTATGAGTTCCTCAAGGCCGCGTGGCCGCAGTTCGACCCGGCCGACTTCGTCGACAACTGGCACCTCAAGGACATCTGCGATCACATGGAGGCGGTCGCGCGCGGCTACATCTCGCGCCTGCTCATCAACGAGCCGCCTCGTACCGGAAAGACCGCGATCATCTCGATCTGTTTCTGCGCGTGGGTGTGGGCGCAGCGTAACCGAGGGCCACTCATGGGGCCTCAGGTGTCGTTCTTCTACGCGTCGTACGCGGAGGAGCTGTCGCTCGAACATTCGATCAAGTGCGCCCGTCTGATCGAGTCCGCCTGGTACAAGAGTATGTGGGGCGGGCGCTTCAAGATGGTGCGCCAGCGCGCCGGCATGTTCGAGAACGACAAGGGCGGCTACCGCATGGCCTCGTCGGTCGACGCCAAGGCCGCCGGCTTCGGCGCCGACGTCCTGGTCGCCGACGACCCTCATCTGGTGAAGGAGGCCGAGTCCGACAAGGTCCGCGAGGACACCGTGAAGTGGTGGTCGGAGACGATGCCGAGCCGCCTGAACAACCGCAAGACCGGCGCCATGATCGTCGTCATGCAGCGGGTGCACGAGGGCGATCTCTCGGGCCACATCCTCGCCAGCAAGATGAACTACGTGCACTTCTGTGTGCCGATGTCCTACGTGCCGTGCCAGCATGTTAACGCCTGGGTGGGCGACAAGATCAAGACCTTCATCGGCGACGACATCGAGGAGATCGATCCCGACGACATCTTCTGGTTCGACCGGCGCACCGAGGACGGCGAGCTGCTGTGGCCCGACCGCTTCCCGGCCGAGGAGTGTGCGAAGCTCGAAACCGAACTCGGTCCCTACGCCTACGCCGGCCAGTACCAGCAGACGCCGGCACCGCGCGGCGGCGGCATCATCCGCGAGGCCTGGTGGCAGGACTGGGACGAGGAGACGGCGAAGAAGTACGGCGCCGAGCCGGATGAATACCCGGGGTTTGAGTACGTGATCGCCGCGCTCGACACCGCGTACACCGAGAAGGAAGAGAACGACCCGAGCGCACTTTCGATCTGGGGCATCTTCCGCGATCCGGCGGGTAACCCGAAGATCTTCCTCGCCTATTGCTGGGCCGAGCGAATGTTGGTGCACGACCTCGTCTCGCGCGTCGGCGCCGACTGCAAGGGCTCCTGGTGCGGCGGCAAGATCAAGGTCGACCGGCTCCTGGTCGAGGACAAGGCGGCCGGGCACAGCGTGAGCCAGGAGCTGGCGCGGCTGTTCGGCCTGTTCGACTTCGGCATCGAGCTTGTTAACCCGAGCACCGGTTTTATTAAGTCGCCCGACAAGGTCGCGCGGCTGCAGACCGTGGTGCACCTGTTCGCCGAGGGCATGGTGTTCGCGCCGGACAAGACCTGGGCCGACGAGATGATCAAGCAGTGCGCGCTCGTCCCGCGCGCGCTGCACGACGACCTCGCCGATACGTGCAGCATGGCGCTCATCTACCTGCGTCGCGCCGGCTGGGCGGTGAAGAAGGAAGAGCGCGCGTTCGAGGTCGAGGACGAGACCAAGTACCGCCCAAGGGCCGGCGCATTGTATCCAACCTGACGCCATGTTATGAGGACGTCCTCAAACCTTGGCCCAACAGGTATTAGATGGCCGCGCCGTCAGGTCTTCGTCTGGTTGATCCAGCGCCCACAGAGGCGCAGCTGGACCCTACTGAGATCGATCTTGGCGACGGCGCGCCGAAGATCTCCCACCACGACGGCACCACGCACATCGAGCACGAGGACGGCTCCGTCACCATCAGCGACGGCAGCGGCATCGATGCCGGCGATGTCGACGAGAACGACTTCTACCGCAACCTTGCCGGCGAGATCAGCGACGACGAACTCGGCCGCATGGCGTCGGATCTGCTCACCGGCATCCAGCTCGACATCGACTCGCGCAAGGACTGGATGGACACGCGCGCGACCGGCATTCGTTTCCTCGGCCTGAAGATCGAGGAGCCGCGCGGCGATCTCGGCACATCCTCGGCGCCACTGGAAGGCATGTCGACGATCCGGCACCCGCTCCTCCTGGAGGCGACCGTCAAGTTTCAGGCGACCGCGCGCGGCGAGCTGCTGCCCGCCGCCGGCCCGGTCAAGGTCCGCAACGACCAGCCGATGCGGCCGGATCTGCCGGAGCCGCCGCCCGGTACGCCGCCGGCTCCCGGCATGGGCCACAACAACCCGCCCGGCGACATCGAGGGCCAGGCGATGGACGACCTGGGCTCGGCGCTCGAAAAGGACTTCAACCACTATCTCACCGTCACCGCGACCGAGTACGTGCCTGACACCGACCGCATGCTCTTCTACGTCGGCTTCGGCGGCGACGGCTTCAAGAAGGTCTACAACTGTCCTTTGCGCCGCCGCCCGGTGTCGGAGAGTGTCGACGCCGAGGACATGATCGTGTCCAACGCGGCGACCGACATCCGCAACTGCGGCCGGGTGACGCACAAGATCAAGATGCGGCCGTCCTGGCTGCGCCGCATGCAGATCGACGGCTACTACCGCGACGTCAAGCTCGGCGCGCCGGACCCGGCGACGCTGGTCACGGAGCCGGAGAAGGAGAAGGCCGCCATCGGCGGGTACAAGCCGCAGCCGCAGCAGCCGAAGGACGCCGACTACACCGTCTACGAATGCTACTGCGAGTGGGACCTGCCGGACTTCGCGCCGAAGCAATTCAAGGGCAAGGAGCTGCCGCTCCCGTACGTCGTCACCATCGAGAAGGAGAGCCGCCAGGTTCTCGCCGTGCGCCGCAACTGGGCCGAGGACGACGAGCAGGCGCTGGCCAAGAACTTCTTCGTGCAATTCCCATTCATCCGTGGCCTGGGCTTCTACGGCATCGGCCTCATCCACCTGCTCGGCAACGTCACCATGGCGCTGACCGCGATCTGGCGGATCATGATCGACAACGGCATGTTCGCGAACTTCCCGGGCTTCCTGTTCGCCAAGCAGGCCGGGCGCCAGAACATCAACCAGATCCGCGTGCCGCCTGGTGGCGGCTTCCCGGTCGACGTGCCGCCGGGCATGAAGATCAGCGACGCGTTCATGCCGCTGCCGTACAAGGACACGGGCGCCGCGTTCGCGCAGCTCGCCGTGCACATCGAGGAGGTGGGCCAGCGGCTCGGCCAGACCGCCGACCTCAACATCGGCGAGGGCAAGGCGGATGTGCCGGTCGGCACCACCATGGCACTGATCGAGCAGGCGACAAAGATCATGGACAGCGTGCACAAGCGCCTCCATGCCGCCCAGGCGGAAGAGTTCGCGCTCCTCAAGGAGCGCTTCCGTGAGGACCCTGAAGCGTTCTGGCGCCACAACAAGAAGCCGGCGCGGCAGTGGACCATCGAGCAGTTCAAGCAGGCGCTCGAAGAGCGCGAGCTGGTGCCTGTCGCCGATCCCAACAACCCGACCAGCCTGCACCGGATCGCCAAGGCGACCATCATCGACATGCTGGTTACGAAGTACCCGCAGGACATGGACGGCCGCGCGGCGCTGAAGCGCATCATGCGGATCGCCGACATCGACAGCGAGGGCCTGATCACCGCGCAAACGAACCAGCCGCCGCCCGATCCGCGCATGGTCGCCATTCAGGCCAAGGCGCAGGCGGAGCAAATGAAGACGCAGATCGACCAGGCGAAGCTCTACCTCGACCAGCAGAAGCAGCAGGCCGAGTTCGCCGACGCCGCCGCCGAGCGCCAGTTCAAGGAGCGCATGCAGGGCTTCGAGATCTACCTGGAGCAGATGCGGGTGCAGGCCGAGATGATCATCCACGCCCACGACCTGCAGATGACGCACGCGCAGTCGCAGCAGGACATGGCGATCCAGCGCGCGCAGGCGCACCACGAGATGGTGACCGACCACGTCGGCGCCCAGGCGGACCTGCAGCAGAACGTCGCCAAGACGGCGGTGCAGCTGCAGGCCGACCACGCCAGGAACCAGCAGCAGCTGCAGGCCGAGCGCGAGCGGCACCAGCAGACGCTGGCGACGCAACAGCAGGCGCACGAGCAGACCATGCGTCTCAACGAGCAGAAGAATGCCGCCGACCTCGAACAGAAGAAGGCAATGGCGGAAGTGCAGCGGAAGGCAGCGGCGGCAAAGCCGAAACCCAGCGGAGGCAAGTAGATGTCGTGGTCGTTTTACGCAATTGGCAAGCCCGCCGCCGTGGTGGCGTCGGCCGAGAAGGCGCTGTCGGCGTACGAGTGCAGCGAGCCGGAAGAGAGCATCAAGAACAAGGTGCTCAATATTATTCAGGTGTCGCTGGCGGCAATGCCGGACGCGTCGGCCGTCTCCATCGAGGCCAGCGGCAGCCAGTCGGCACACCATGATCATGCCGACAAATTCACGAACACCCTGAGCTTCATCATCAAACCCATCTACGGCTTCGTGGAGTAACGAACATGACCCACCCGTATCACCAGCATCGTGAGCACCAGGTCGCGCACCGTCGCGTCGGCCACGTCGTCCTGAAGGAAGAGCCGGCGGGCGCGAAGCAGCACGCCAAGAGCCACGCCTTCAGCAAGGTAACCAGCAAGTCCGCAGCCGAGGCCCATGACAAGGTCACCGGCCACAGCGCGCCGAAGCGTTACGCGCGCGGCGGCAAGGTCAAGAAGGGCGGCAAGGGTCACCAGACCAACATCGCCATTGTGATGCCGCACAAAGAAGGGGCTCCTCCGGTCGCTGGGCCTATGCCTGGCGGCCCACCTGCCGGGCCGCCGATGGCTGGCCCGGCCCTTCCTCCCAAGCCGATGATGCCGCCGCCGGGTGGCCCTGGCGCGCCGCCTCCTCCGGGCATGCCGATGCGCAAGTCCGGCGGTCGCATCAAGTACATCGAGGGCGAGGACACCAAGGCCAACGACAAGAAGTGGGCCGACCGCACCAAGAAGAACAGCGGCTTCTACACGGGCGGCGCCGCGACCGGCGTCGGCCGCAAGGAGAAGGCCGAGCGGAGGGCGAAAGGCAAGTGACGGTCAAGAGCCATCACTCGCGGGTGTTCGAGGAACTGCTCGCGGCGCACCGCGCCGATCTCGTCAACGCCATCGTCGATGGCGTACCGGGCGACTATGCGGCCTACAAGCGCATGGTCGGCGAACTGCAGGGGCTCAATATCGCGCTGAACATCTCGCGCGAGGCCGACCTGAAATTGAGTGGAGAACTCTAAGTGTCAGTCCAACACGCAAAGAAGACGCTTCCAATTGCCGAGGATGGCAGCACCAAGGAAGCCATCCTGAAGCACCTCGGCGACCTGTCGGGCCTTGAGGTGTTCTATAACCAGATCCTCGTCGTGACGCGTCCGCGTCCACGCCAGGGCACGCTTGGCGGCATGAAGTGGTACGCCGCCGACGACCAGATCCAGGAAGACGCGTACCAGTCCAAGGTCGGCCTCGTCGTGAAGATGGGCCCGACCGCGTTCGAGGACGACGCGGAGACGACGTTCGACGGTCAGCGCGTCAACGTCGGCGACTGGATCGTCTACACCGTCAAGGACGGTGCGCAGCTGATCATCAACGACGTGCATTGCCGGCTGCTCGGTCCGCAGCACATCCGCATGCGCCTCATCAACCCTGACACGGTGACCTTCTGATGCCCAGGATCAAACCACCGCCGGTCAAAGAGCCGGTACTCATGGACGACAATTCGGTGCCGGAAGAGTCGGTCGTCATCGAACTTCCCGATGATGATCTCGACGTCCCGGTAGAGATCAACCTGGCGCCGCCGCCGACCAAGAAGAAGGTCGACGATGACGAAGGCGGCCCGCTGCAGAAGGCGCTCGAAGCGCAGCAGCGCGCCGAGGATCTGGCGCGCACGGCGCAGCGCGAGCGCGACGAGGCCCTGCGCCAGGCGCAGCAGCACCAGGAGGAGATCACCAAGGAGCGCGGCGAGCGTGAGGACGCCCAGTACAACTCGGTCCTCACCGCCATCGCCGCCGAGACCTCGGTGCTGGAAAAGGCTGAGGCCGACTATGCCGCGTTCTCGGCGGCCGGCGACTGGTCGAACGCCGCCAAGGCGCAGCGCCTGATCGCCACCGCCGCCGCGCGCATCGAGCGCCTCGACGAGGGCAAGCAGTCGTTCGAGACCCGGCGCGAGGCGGCCAAGACGGCGGCGCCGGCCACGCCCGCCAGGCCGGCGAGCCAGGACTTCGAGGCCCGCATTTCGCAGCTGCCGGAGCAGGCGAGGGACTGGCTGCGCAAGCACCCTGAGTTCATCAACGACGCCAAGCAGAACGCCAAGATCCAGGCGGCGCACGGCGCCATCGTCGAACTGGACGGCATCTCGGCATTCTCGACCGCGTATTTCGACGCGCTCGACACCAAGTTCGGGTTCAAGAAGGAGCCCGATCCACCGCAGCAGCAGCAACGAAGGAGTATGCCCGTGTCTGCCCCTGTCTCTCGTGACGTGCCGAGTGCCAATGGCACGCGGCAGACCAACTCGGTCACGCTCTCGCCCGAGGAGCGGCTGATCGCCCGCAACTCGTTCACCGCGACGGACATGACCAATGCGCAGAAGGAAGCGCTCTACGCGGCGAACAAGCGCAAGCTCGCGGCCATGAAGGCCAACGGCAGCTATCGCCAGACCACGGAGCAGACCGGATGAGTGAGAATACCGAAACCGGCGCCACGCCGCGTCGCGGCGGCTGGCCGAAGGGCAAGCCGCGCGCCAGGATGACGCCCGAGGCGGTCACTGCCGCCGCCGACCGTGCCGTCGCGCCGCCGAGGAACCCGATGGTTCTCAAAATGAAGGCGCAGCCGAACTGGGAGGGCGACGACTTCGCTGGCGTCGGCCTTGAAGGCAGCGACCGGCTCAAGATCCCGCAGGAGATCGTCGATGCGCTCTGGCGCGACGGCATCGCGTTGCAGTGGATCACCCGCGCCGTGCGCGGCATGGAGATGCCGCAGGAGATGTCGCGGATGACCAAGGGCGGCTGGACGCCGGTCCACCAGGAAGACTTTGACGGCATCCTCGACGGGCTGTTCATGCCGAAGGGCGACAACAGCGCGCCGATCACGGTGGACGACTGCCTTCTGGTCGCGCGCCCGACCGAGCTGCAGAAGAAGGCCAAGCGCGCCGAGGTGCGCGACGCGCAGCTGCCGCTGCGCATTGCCGAGGACCAGATCGGCCACGGCATTCCTGGCGTCACCGGCTCCAACCACAAGAGCGTCAAGAACACGATCAACCGCTCGGTCGAGCGGATCGAGATCCCGGAGTAAACCGCATGGGTCTTGCGCGGCATCAAGAACTGAGGTAGTTCTCAATTCATTGAAGCCGCGCTGGCTCCAATAAGTCGCCCTCCGCGCGCTGTGGAGGCTCAGGTGATGACCAGACCGCGATGTCGCGGGTGGTTGCCATTCAGGAGCCGTCCACATGACGAATACCATTGCATCTCCCACGATGGGCTTCCAGAGCTTCCGCCGCGCCGAAGGCGGGTCGCCGACTGCCGGCTTGACCGAAGTCTGGATCGCATCCACCGACGCCGGCTTGATCTTCCGGGGCGATCCCGTGATGACGTCGAGCAACGGCGGCACCAACCTTTCCGGCGCCTACATCACGTCGGTTAACAACAACTCTGTTTCGACGTCGACCGGCTTCCTGTGTCGGGGCGTCTTCCAGGGTTGTTACCAGTATCAGCCCATCGTTCAGCGCGTCGTGTGGAGCAACTACTACGACGGCTCCGTCACCGGCTCGACGATGGACATCAAGGCGTACGTCATCGACGACCCTGATGAGCAGTTCCTGGTGCAGGCCTCGACCAAGGCGACGATCCTGTCGTCCTACATCGGCCTGAACATCGGCATCACCTACAACACCACGACCGGCAACACGCTCTCCGGCTACTCGAACGTCACGGTCGAGTCGACCTCGACCACGTCGAGCAACAGCCAGCCGTTCCGCATCGTCGACTTCTACTCGGCGTATGCGCCTCCTGGCGGCCTCTCCGGCCCGGCCATCGGCACCAACGCCTTCATCAACGGCACGGACAACACCAACGTCGCGAACATGCTCATCGTTCGCCTCAACAACTGCGACCGTCTCAATCTGACGGCGCGCAGCTCGTAAAAGGGAGGATGACCGATGCCCGTCGCACTTTCGCAGATCAAGGATCTCCTCCTTCCCGGCCTCTGGGGTATTGACGGCCGGTACCCGATGATCGAGCGGCAGTGGCCGCAGATCTTCAAGCAGGCCGACTCCAACATGTCGCTGGAGCGCCGGGCCTCGATGCGGTACCTCGGCTACGCCCAGCTGAAGAATGAAGGTGGCCCGACCGCCACCGACAACAACAGCGGGCAGCGCTACATCTACAATGCGCAGCACTTCGAGATCGGGTTGATGTACGCCATCACCCGTCCCGCCATCGACGACAACCTGTACAAGGCAGAGTTCGGGCCGAACAACGACGGCCTGATGGAGGCGTTCAAGGAGACCGAGGAGGTCTACGCCGCCAACATCATCAACACCGCGACGACGTTCAACACCACGGTGCAGGGCGACGGCGTGTCGCTGATCAACACCGCGCATCCCATCGACGGCGCCACCATCGCCAACCAGCCGTCGCCGGACGTCTCGCTGAACGAGACCTCGCTGCTCAACGCGGCGATCACCATCCGCTCGACCTGGAAGAACAACGCGGGCCTGAAGATCCACGCTCGCGGCCAGAAGCTGATCGTGCCGGCGAACCTGGAGCCCATCGCGGCGCGCCTGTTCAAGTCCGAGCTGCGCGTCGGCACCGGCAACAACGACGTCAACGCTGTCAGGGAAATGGAGCAGTCCTTCAAGGAAGGCTACATGGTCTATGACTACCTGACCTCGAACTACGCGTGGTTCGTCCTGACCAACCACCCGGGCCTGGTGTTCTTCAACCGCAAGGCATTCGAGAGCGACATGAGCGTCGAGTTCTCGACCGACAACCTCTTGGTCAAGGGCTACCAGCGCTATGTGCCGTCGTACTTCGACTGGCGGCACATCTGGGGCACGTTCCCGACCTCGTAACCGGCGGATGGACCAATGACGGAAACCGCATTCACTGGACCAATTGGCCAGTTCGGCCTCGTGCAGACGTCGACCGCCGGCACGGGCATCCTCGGCAACGACCTGGAGCACAACCCGAACCGGGCGCCGATGTGGTCGGACCTCGGTGACTCGATGATGGACCCTCGGGTGGCGTACGCCTACCAGCCGGGCCACTCGAAGCTGACGGTGAGCTTCTTCAACAACATTGCGCAGATCGACTACGTGCCCACCACGTTGTCGACCAACGCGTTCGTGTCGAACACCGCCGTCTCGTCCGGCACCACCACGTACACGCTCAACGCCGCGTCGTCGGCCAACGGCACGTACCAGACCACGATCATCGCGCCCGAGACCGGGAAGGCGACCGCCAACCTGCTGGCCATCGACAGCACCGCCGCGTATCTGTCGTTCGGCAGCGACGGCGCGTTCGCGGTCTGGAACCCGGCCGGCGGCACCGGCCGCTGCATCTCGATCACCACGTCGTCCTCGGGCGACCTCGGCACCTGGTCAATCGCCGGCCGTGACATGTACGGCTACAAGATCACCGAGACCATCGCGCTGTCGCAGGGCACGTCGCAGTCGTCGGGCTACCTGATCTACAGCCAGAAGGCGTTCAAGTACGTCTCGTCGATCACCAACTGCTCGACGCCGACGTCGAGCGGCGTGAGCATCGGCATCAGTGACCACTACGGCATGCCGCTCTACACGCCGTACACGGGCCAGAACGCGCTGATCAACCTGCTGCCGACCTCGTATTCGAGCCAGGTCGCGGTGGCGCTGTCCTCGGCGAACCTGATCTTGGCGTCGACCATCGTGACCCAGACGTCGACCACGCCCGACGTGCGCGGCATCTACGAGAGCACGACCGCCTCGAACGGCACGCTGCGGGTGCAGATCCAGTGCAACCCGACCGCCGCCAACATCGCGGCGATCACCTCCACCAACGTGGCGCCGCTGTTCGGCTACACCCAGTACTCGTCGGTCTAAGGAGCAGAACCATGGGTCACACCAAGCACCACATGAAGCACAAGGCGCGCGGCGGCTCGCTGCACGAGAAGCACTTCGAGGCCGACGACCAGGGCTCGAAGGAGATGAAGGAAGCTCACGAGAAGAAGCATGGCGGCTCCGTGCACGGCCACAAGGGCAAGCACCGGATGAAGAAGGCGCGCGGCGGCAGCTGCGACGCCAACCCGTTCAGCTCTGCACACCGGGGCTAAGGCCTGAAGGGCCGAGATGCAGCCGATCACCGTCACATTGAACTCGTCTGGTTCGAGCCCGTGGAAGCTCACGAACTGGCACGTGACGGCGCCGATGAACATCGGCTTCAGCGCCGTGACGGCCGGCGCCTCGCTCACCACCTTCCAGATCGACTACACGGTCGAGGACCCGACCTTCACCTTCCTGAACTCGACGGGCATCTACCCGAACTCTTCCGGCGTGACGATCTTCTCGACCTATCCCGCGACGTCGTCCGGCTACACCAACTTCTACACCAGCATCACCACGCCCATCGCGGCCTGGCGGCTGACCGTCACCGCGTCGTCTGGCGCCGTCGTCTCGCTGACCGCGCTGCAGGTCGGCATCGGATAGACGCGCAATTGCATTGATGCTATGAGGACCTCCTCAGACCTTTGCTAGGGGTTTGTCTTGGCCGTCGACTACAGCGTCACCGTTCTGACCAACAGGCTGCAGCAGGTGATCAACGCCATCGATGCAGGCGCCAGCAATGGCTACATGCGCTTGCTCGATGCCGGCGGCAACATCCTCTCCTCATTGCAATTGTCACGCCCGAGCTGGACCGCCGCGAATGGCGCGATGACCCTCAATGGCCTCTCGCTGATCGATCCCTCGGCCGCATTGAGCGGCCAGGCGGCGGCGGCGAGGTTCGAAGACAGCAACGGCAACATCGTCATCTACGGCCTGACCGTGAACACGCCGCCGGGCCCTGCCGACATCATCATCTCACCCACCAACAGCATCACCGCAGGCCAGACGGTCGCCGTGACGGCTGGCACCATCACGGGCAACTGAATGACAATTCTCACTCCCACGTTTCAGCAGGCACACCTCAACGGCAACAATGGCCAGCCGCATGTCATTGCGGCGCATGAACCGACCCGCGAAGATGGCGCACCCGCGTCGGTCGGTGCGGCGGCCGGGGCGGCTCATAACCCAACTCCGGCCGCCGCTCCCGCGTCCGCGCCGCTCAAGGTGGCTCTCATCGGCACCGCGCCGTCGTCGCGCATGCTGGCGCCCTATAACGATCCCTCGTGGAAGATCTGGGCCTGCTCGCCGGGTAACCAGAACACCCTGCCGCGCGTTGACGTCTGGTTCGAGCTGCACTCGAACCTCCTCTGGCCGCAGAATGAGAGCTACGGGCGCCCGTACATCGAGTGGCTCAAGGTGCAGCCGTTCCCGGTCTACATGCAGGACCAGACCCTCGTGCCCAGGGCGACGGTGTTCCCGAAGGACTACCTGGTCGCCAAGTTCGGCGACGAGTTCTTCACCTCGTCGTTCGCCTGGATGATGGCGCTGGCCATCGACCAGGGTGCCACCGAGATCGCGCTCTACGGCATCGATATGGCGAGCCGCGACGAGTACATCCGGCAGCGTCCCGGCTTCTTCCATTTCAAGCGTGAGGCGATGAAGCTCGGCATCAAGGTGTCGGCGCCGCACGAGAGCGACATCATGCAGAGCCCGGCTCTGTACGCCTACGTCGACAGCACGCCCTTCGGCCGCAAGATCATGGCCAGGCGCGAGGAGGTGGGTGGCCGCATCAACGGCATGACCCAGGAGCGCGACCGGCTCAACAACTCCATCACGTACCTGCAGGGCGCGATGGAGGACCTCGACTACTTCGAGAGCATCTGGTCCGGCGTCTCCAACGACATGGGCCGGCTGCAGTACGAGAACGCGCAGCTCAAGAAGCGGATCGTCGAATTGGAGATGCCCGGGCCCGCGCAGGTCCTGCCGGTGTTTACGCCGCAGCCTCAGTGGGCCGTGCCGCAATACAACATTCAACCCGCCGAGGTCGCCGCGACGCCTCGCAAGCCGCGCCGCAAGCGCGCGGTCGATCCTGCCGCGACGGAGAGCCAGCATGGCTAACTTTGCACTGACGAACTCGACGAACTGGACCGGGCAGGTGACCATGGGCACCACCTACACGCCCATCATCCTGGTGGCCGCGTCGAGCGGCAACATCACCAACGCGCCGACCATCACCGGCCTGCGGCGCGGCAAGATCTACGACATCCTGATCGGCACCAACGGCACGCCGGCCGACAACTACGTCGAGTGGGCGGTCAACCGTGGCACCGTCTTCTCCTCGGCGGCCTGGCTGGGCTCGATCTCCAGCGTGTCGAGCGAGACGGCGCTGGACACCGCCGACGCCGGCTTTGCGGCGTTTGCGGCGGTGAACTCGTCCGTCGTGTCGTCCGCCGCCTGCACGCTCGGCGTCCAGAACTTTTATGTCGGTGTCAACCAGCGCGCCTCGTACCGCTGGGTCGCGGCGCCGGGCTCCGAACTGGTCTATCCGGCGGCGACCTACAACGGCTTCGTGCTCTCGGCGCGGTCGGCGGGCTACACCGGCACGTTCACCGGCACGGTGCTCTTCAGCGAGCAGTAGTATGCACGGCGCTGGCGGCTACGCGTTCAGCTTCGACCCGGGCGGCTTGCGGCAGGAAGCGGACACGTTCACCTGCTTCCACTGCAACAAGGTGGTCATCGTGCGGCCGAGGTGCGACCCGGACGACCTGGGCGGCATGTGCCGGCTCTGCATGAAGATGATCTGCCCGGACTGCGTTAAGGCGGGCAGCTGCGACCCGATGGAAAAGAAGCTTGAGCGGATGGAGGCGCGGGACATAGCGCTCCGGTCCTATGGGATCAGGGCGATCCGAACCTATGGGGACTGAACATGACACGGTGGTCACCGGATACGTGCGGCTGCGTCATCGAGTATGACGCCAATGTTACTTGGACGGCAACCATCAATGCCTGCACGAAGCATTCGTCCGTTGCAGGTAGCTCGGATCACCTGACCGCCGTTCTCGCACACAACCGCGCCAAGAACGTCGTTCTGAACCAGCTGATCGCGCTGGGCGCTGATCCAAGGCGGACCTTCGTCACGTACAGCTCGACCGACCAGATGATCCTGAACAACGTCACCGCCGCGCAGCTGGCCGCCGTGCAGGCGACACCAGGATCATCGACGGTCATTGCGGCGACACTTATTTCGGCAGTGGTCTGATGGCCGCGACGATCACTGGCGGCTCGAACCTGTACCCTCAGACGCTGCCGACTTACGTGTTTGCGGGCGGCGGCTGGTTGAACGCATCGACCGAGTCGCAGGCGACGCGTACCATGCGGTTTTCAGGTTCCGTGGTCGTCATGTACGCGGCCTTTGACGCCAACGGCACCAGCCGCGCTCTTACGCTCAGGCAGAACAGCACTTCGACGGGCGTGGCGATTAACGCGACCGACAGCACCGCTGGCGTCTTCCACACGACGAACACGATCCATTTTGCGGTCGGCGACACGATCAACCTGCTGCAGACCGGGAGCGGCACGGGCTACGAAACGCCGTTCTTCATGATGGTCGTGTCCGCCGATAGCGGAACGTATAGCCTTCACGGTACGGGCTATTCTGGTGGCGTTTCCACGGTCAGCTACTATTCGTTGGCGGGCGCACAGGTCGGTGGCACGACGGGACAAGGCGCGACACTGATACGCGCGCCCGGGACGGCGTCGCACATGATTTTGATGCTCCAGCAAAACTCGACGACGGCTAATTTCACCTGCACCTCGCGGCACAACGGCGCCGCCGGCAACCAGACGGTAACCGCTACCAGCGGCGTGACGGGTATTTATGAGGACACGACGCACTCGGACACGCTTGTTAACGGGGATAGCTTTGGGTTCACTAGCCCGGCTTTAACCGGGGGCACCATAGGCAACATGTTTGCGTGCCAAATCTCGCATACGACGACCGCGAGCGAGATTTCGACCATCCTTAACGGCATTGCGTATAGCGCTTCCACGCAATACCAGCCGCTATGCAATGCGGCCTATGATTGGGGTGGAACAAACACGACCGAGTCGCTTGTCCAAGTTCCGCTTAGCGTTATGGGATCGCTGGCTCACTTCCGGTGCTATGTGCTGAGCAACTCGGTCAACGGCGCGACGCCATTTACGCTCAGGAAGAACGGCGCCAATGGCGCCAATACGTTCAGCGTCGGCTCGTCAACAACCGGCGCGTTCGAAGACTCGACGCACACAGATACGTACAATCCTGGCGATTTGGCCAATTTTGCGTATCTGACCGGAGGTAGCTCCGGTTCGATGTCGCTGGGCTGGGCGGCGATCACGCTGACGGTTGCCGACTACATCCACGGCTACCCGGTCTACGCGGACCCGATCATCACGAAAGAGATCGTGAGCTACTGAAATGCTAAGATTTCAGTACCAGCAAACGACCGAACCGGTTCTCGCGCGGAGTGACCCGGCTCAGACCGAAAGCGAGTGGCATTTCCCATGGTCCGAGCCCGTGCGGCAGAAGATCGCGCCGGCTCTCGCCATCGCCTTGGCCGCATCTGGCGCCTTCGCGCCGATACCGCAGGCGCTGGACCCGAGCAACGACGAGGCGTCGTGGCACTATGCGTGGTCCGAGCCAATCGTCAAAACGAAGCTTGGGTTGGCCGCTGCCGACCAGCAGGCGCTGATCCAGGCGCCGAACAACCCGCTCGTCTCGTTCGCTTACTTCAACAACCTGTCGGACCCGGTTCGGGTGTCGCTGCGGCTGCTGCCGGGCGACAACCAGTACGAGTTCTCCCAGCCGTTCCCGTTTATCAACATTTCCTGGTTCGACTGGCTCTCGGAGCCTGTCCGCATCAAGCCAGGGCTGCGGCCGGAGCTGCAGCAGGCGTTCGCCTACGGCGACCAGAAGCCCGTTGTCACGTTCTCGTATTTCGACTGGCTTTCGGAACCCGTGCGCCAGAAGCCCGGCGTGCCGGCCGCCGAGCAGCAGTTCTTGGCCTACGGCAGCTACAAGCCGCTCGTCTCGTTCGCCTACTACAACTGGCTGACCGAGCCCGTGCGGCTCAAGCCCGGCCTGCCGGCGCCGGAGCAGCAGTTCTTCGCGACCGACCCGTCCGTCATCCCGCTCCAGGAGCTGATCGAGTGGTTCGCGAACCTGTCCGAGCCCGTGCGGCTCAAGATCGGCCTCGGCTCCTGGCTGCAGCAATTCTACACCGGGCCGAGCCAGCTGCGGCCGACCGCGACGACGTTCGCGGCGCTCTCGGCCATCGAGACCAAGGACACCCTGGTCGAGAGCGTCCGCTTCTGGAACACCGTTGTCTCCGGCGAGATCGGCGTGATCGAGGAGAGCTTCACGGGCGGCGAGATCGGCGTGGTGGAGCAGGTGGCCACCGCAGGCACCTCGGGCGCAATTGAACAGGCCTCCACCGTTGTCGGTGGCTCGGCCGTCGCTGTTATCACCTCGGCGCACGTCTCAATCCAGATCCTATGACCATGCTTTGAGGAATGCCTCAGAGCATGGTATAGCCGTGCGATGCCGATCAACGTCACCCTTGGCTCGACCGTGCAGTTCACTGCGGAGTTCTTCGACTCCACGGACACGCTCACCGTGCCGACGTCGGCAACGCTCTCCATCACCTACCCGTATTCGTCGAACAGCATCGTCACGAACACCGTGACCATTGGCATGTCGCAGTCCGGCTCGTTCTTCACCGCGACCTGGGGCACCAACGTCGCGGCGCTCGGCATCACGAGTTACTCGATCTCGGCGCCAGGGCAGGCGACCGCCACCACCGGCACATTGAGGTTGATCTCATGAGCAACCCGTTCAACCCGGTTCAGACCACCTCGGGCACTTACAATTTCAACCCGAGCGGTGGCGAGTTCATCCTCAATGCCTTCGACCGCATCCAGATCCGGCCGACCGAGATCCAGCAGACGCAGATGCAGCGCGCGATCATGGAGCTGAACCTGGCGCTGGTCCGCTTCAACACGATGCCTGGGCAGAACCAGTGGACCATCCAGCAGGCGACGATCCCGCTCGTCCAGGGCTCGGCGACGTACTCGCTGCCGGCCGAGACGCGGATGATCTTCTCCTGCTTCATCCGCTATTCCAGCAACCCGCAGCTCGACCGCTACATGTTCCCGATCTCGCGCGACGAGTACGCCGCGATCTCGACCAAGAACACGCAGGGCTTCCCGAGCCAGTACTTCTTCGACCGGCAGATCTCGCCGACCATCACGTTCTACCTGACGCCGGATGGCTCGTACCCGTACGACTTCTTCTACTACGCCGCCAACCAGATCCAGGACGCCACGGTCGGCAACGGGCAGAACCTCCAGCTGCCGACGCGGTTCTTCGACGCGATCACCGCCGACCTCGCGCACCGCCTGGCGCGCATCTACCGGCCCGAGCAGGAGCAGCTGCGGAAGGCCGACCGGGATGAGGCCTGGATGATCGCCTCGACCGAGGACACGGAGTGGGTGCCGCTCTACGTCACGCCCGGCATGACCGGCTACTGGAGGCGCTGACATGCGGCCACATGGTCACGCCAAGATCAGCAGCCGGGCGCCACAGGCGCTCGCCATCTGCGACCGCTGCGGCTTCATGTACAACAAGGGCGATCTGCAGTGGCAGTGGGACTGGCAGCAGGGGCCGCGCCTGTTCAACCTGCGCATCCAGGTCTGCCGCACCTGCCTTGACGTGCCGCAGGAGAGCGGGCGCACCATCCGCCTGCCGATGGACCCGGTGCCGGTCGCCGACCCGCGTCCCGAGAACTACGTCAATGCCGACAACCCGCTCTCGGCGCTCGGCTACAACCCGGGCGACAACTTCCTGCCGCACCCGCCGCGCTCGGTATCGGGCAGCATCGGCAACATGAAGCTCAATGGCGGCGTTGATGCCGCGTTCAATGGCGTCACCAATAAGCGCGCCGAGATGAGCGCGGCGCTCGCGGTGAGCAACAGCAGCTACCAGAACACGGTCGGCAAGAACTGGAACGCGCAGCCGAGCGGCATTGCGCTCACGCTCCCGTCGACCGTCGCGGCGGTGGAGCACACCGTTTCGAGCTTCACGCTCTACGCGCCGAACGATCAGCCGTTCCTCAATTCCGCGACACCGCAGACGGGCGTCTACCTGAACGGCAGCTACGACGGCAACACCTGGACGACGATCTACTCGACCACGACGCTCGGCGTCGTCGGCGAGGTGCTCACGGCGACGACAACCTCCGGCGCCGCGTACCCGTACCACCAGATCGCCATCCAGGGCGACGGCGTCTCGTCGGTCTACATCGCCCAGGCGATCCTGAACGTCTCCGACGCTGCTCCGAACGACATCTGAGGCGCCCATGGTTGGTCTGACCTACTCATCGTTCGTCTCCGAGATCGCCACCCTCACGGTGATCAGTTCGACGATCCTTGTCTCCGGCGACAACAACTTCCAGGGCATCATGCCTGGCTGCATCGACTACGTCGAAGGCCGCGCCTACCGCGAACTCGACCTCCCGGCGGTGCGCGTGACCGACACCTCGGTCTCGTGCTCCTCGGGTGTGCAGTCCATCGCGCTCTCGACGACGCAGGGCACGCTCCTCGAAATTGAGGCCCTGAACCTCCTGACCTCGGCCGGCGCCACCTCGTCCTACGCCACCCGCGTGCCGCTGACGCCGGCCTCAAAAGCGGTGATCGACGCGATCTACCCGTCCGCCACGTCGAGCAACACCGGACAGCCGGAGTACTTCGCGCGCATCACCGACACCGAGATCATCTTCGGGCCGACGCCGGATCAGGCCTACGGCACTGAGGTGATCGGCGTGATCCGGCCGGCGCCGATGTCCGCGTCCAACCCGACGACCTGGCTCTCGCAGAACCTGCCCGAGCTGATGATCGCCCTCGGCATGGTGTTCATGGCGGGCCACATGCGCGACTTCGGCGCCCAGAGCGACAACCCGCAGATGGCGCAGAGCTGGGAGAACCAGGCCACGAAGCTCATGCAGTCGGCGATGACCGATAGCCTGCGCCAGAAGTTCATGTCGGTCACCTGGTCGGACAAGATCCCGGCGCCGACCGCAACGCCGCCGAGGGCCTGATGACCTGGAGCGCGGTGCAGCTCGTTCCCGGCGTGGACACGCAGAAGACGCTCTCGGCGAACTCGGCCGGCGTCTCGGTGTCGCAGCTGATCCGGTACAAGGAGGCGATGATCCAGACGGTGGGCGGCTGGGCGCAATACTACGCCACGTTCGGCTCCACGGTGCGCGATCTCCATCCGTGGCAGGACGCCGCCGGGACGCAGCACCTGAGCATCGCCGGCACCGGCAACCTCGGCGTGGTCACCGCAGGCAGCTACCAGGACATCACGCCGCAGACCGTCACCACCAACCCGGCGCCGAACTTCTCGATCTCGTCGGCGACCGGCGGCAGCGCCAACCTGGTCTGCACCATTGTCGACGCCAACGCGAACGCGTCGCTCTACAACACCATCTACCTGAACACGCCGGTCGCCATTGGCCCGTACCTGCTCAACGGCGCGTACCCGATCCATACGGTCGGCGGCTCGACGGTCTACACCATCCTCCTTCCGTACGCGTCGACCGCGACCGTCGCGTCGAGCGGCATCCTGCCGATCTTCAACATTTCGTCCGGCTCGGCGACCGTGACCGTGACGCTGCCCAATAACGGCTTCACGGCGACGACCGGCCTCTTCCAGCAGTTCATTGCGCCGACGACGGTCGGCAGCGGGTCGAGCGTCGGCATTGTCGTGCAGGGCAAGTACCAGATCAGCAGCGTGACCGACAGCACGGCCTTCACCATCACCTCGGTGACGCAGGCGAGCACGACCGCGTCGGCGACCATGAACACGAGCCACGCGCAGATCGTCTACTACGTGACGCTGGGCCCGCAGACCGCCGGCAGCGGCTTCGGCGCGGGTGGTTTCGGGACTGGCGGCTTCGGCACGGGCACGAGCCAGACCGGTGTGCCAGGCACGCCGATCACCGCCGTGGACTGGACCGTCGACAACTGGGGCGAGGTCCTTCTGGCGTGCCCGACCAACGGGCCGATCTATGCGTGGTCGCCGGACTTCGGTTTCCAGAACGCCCAGGTGATCAACGAGGCGCCGTTCTTCAATGGCGGCATCTTTGTCTCGATGCCGCAGCAGATCCTCGTCGCCTGGCGCTCGGTGCAGTCGTCCGGCGTGCAGAACCAATTGGTGGTGCGCTGGTGCAATGCCGGCGACTACACCAACTGGGCCGTCACCAACCAGACCACGGCGGGCTCGTTCACGTTCTCGACCGGGAGCCAGATCGTCGGCGGCATTCAATGCCCGCAGTTCGGCCTGATCTCGACCGACATCGAGGTCTGGACGATGAACTACGTCGGCGGCGTCATCGTCTTCAACTTCACCAAGATCGGCACGGGCTGCGGCTGGGTCTCGTCGCACGCCTGCGGCATCCTCTCCGGCAACCCGTACTGGATGAGCAACAGCAACTTCTTCACGCTCGGCTCCAACGGCGTCGTGCCGCTGCCGTGCAGCGTCTGGGACCAGGTCTTCCAGAACCTTTCTTCCGCGAACCAGTACAAGGTCCGCGTTGCGGTTAACTCCGCGTTTAACGAGGTGGCGTGGCTCTACCCGTCCGCCGCGTCGGCGGGTGAATGCGACAGCTACGTCAAGGTGCACATCGAGGGCCAGGAGTACGAGTGGGACTACGGCTCGATCAGCCGCACCGCCTGGACGGACGTCTCGATCCTCGGCATGCCCATCGGCGCCGACGCCAACGGCGTGATCTGGCAGCACGAGACCGGCACCTCGATCACGGGCGCCAGCCTTCCCGGCGTGCAGACCGGCTGGTGGACGATCAGCGAGGGCCAGGACTTCCCGTTCGTCGACATGATCATTCCCGACTTCATCTACGGGCTCCGCTCGGCCTCGCCGACCGCGTCGGTCACCATCACGTTCTATGGCGTCAACTACCCGAACGACACGCCGACCGTGTACGGGCCGTATGTCGTGACGCAGTCGACCGAGTTCATCAACATCCGCTTCCGCAACCGGCTGATGTCGGCCTTCATCCAGAGCACGGCGTCGAGCGAGTTCTGGCGCATTGGCCGCATCCGTTTCCGGTACGGCATGTCGGGCAGGAGGTAGCAATGGCACAAGGTTGGGACGTCGCATGGGCAACGCTACAAAACGGCGTGCAGGCCATGAACAACATGACCTCTGCGATCAAGGCCATCTTCCCGCAGGTGACCGGCACGTCGACCAGCGCGCCGGCATCGACCGGCAGCGTGACGTTCACCTCCTCGGAGGCGTCGTTCTTCATCCTTGTGACAACGAGTTCTGGCTTCACCGGCAAAGTGCCGATCTATCCGCAATAGAGGTGATCTATGACCACCAGCTACACCGCGAACGTCAACCTTCTGGAGCCGAGCAATGGCTCCGACGTCGGCTCGTGGGACTCGCCCGTCAACGGCAACATGGTCCTCATTGACCTGATCGTCGGCGGTATTGCCACGGTCGGCCTGAACAACACGGGCGTCGTGCTCAACTCCGGCCAGTATCAGTGCCGGCAGATCACGTTCAATTCGACGCTCGCCGGCAACGTCGCCATCACGTTCCCGAGCACGTTCACCAAGGCGTACGAGATCCAGAACCTGTGCACCGGATCGAGCGCATACACGATCACACTCGAAACGACGGTCTCCGGCGGCCAGGTGATCTGCTGCCCGCCGGGCGAGACCATCGACGTCTTCAACGACGGGACCAATTTGAAGTACAAGAACCTCGGCCGCGTCGGACAATATTGGGACTATGCCGGCTCCTCGGTGCCGCTATGGGTGTCCGGCTGCACCGTGCCGCCGTACCTCAACTGCGACGGCACCACGTTCTCCTCGGCGACCTATCCGATCCTGTCGCTCGTGCTCGGCGGGACGACGCTGCCGAACTCGCAAGGCAAGTACCGGCTCACCCTGAACCAGAGCGCCTCGACGCCGATCAGCAGCGCCAACGGCGCCACCTTCAATGCGAGCGCGGTTGGCAACGTCGGCGGCGTGCAGGCGACGATGCTCACGAGCATCTATCTGCCACAGTCAAGCGACCCCGGGCATGTGCACGGAATTGCTTACACCCTCATCAACAACGGCACCATCGTCGGCGGCATTTCGGCTGGCGGCGGTAGCTATGAGGCGTTCGGTAGTGCTTCGAACAGCCCAAACACCAACTCGGCCAAGACCGGCATCACCTACGGCAGCAGCAGCCAGATCACGCTGCCGCAGCTCCCGCCGACCTACGTCGGCGGCCTGACGCTCATCCGCGCCGGGTAATTGCGACAACGAAGCTTTGAGGATATTCTCAGACCATGCCGCTCGATCACAGCAAGTCGCCCGGAGCCTTTAAGGCGAACGTCGCCACGCTGATGCACGACGTCGGCAAGTCGCCACATGTGCAGTCGCGGCAGCAGGCGCTCGCCATCGCCTACAACACCGCGCGACGGGCAGGCGCTCACATGGCCTCAGGAGGCTTCCAGGCGCCGCTGGGTGAGCGTTCGGCGCAGCGGCAGATGTTTCATGAGGGCTTCCTCCACAGCGCCGTACCGGGCCGCACAGACAAGCTGCCGATCACAGTCGGCGGCGGCGCCTACGTCCTCCCGGCCGATCACGTCGCGGCGCTCGGGCAGGGCAATAGCCTGGCCGGCGCCAACATTGTTAACAAGATGTTCAAGATGGGCCCCTACGGCAGCGCGCCGATGGCGGGCCACGGCATCAAGGCGCACATCCCGTCGATCAATTTGAAGCCGCCGACGACGCCGAAGGCGCGTGGCGGCGGCACCGGAGAGCCAACGCCGATCATTGCGGCCGGCGGCGAGATCGTGATCCCGCCCGAGAAGATCATCCAGAAGTTCGGCGACCTCGATCACGGCCACAAGGAATTGGACAAGTGGGTGCTGCGCACGCGCGCGAAGCACATCAAGACCCTCAAGGGCCTCAAACCGCCGAAGAAGGACTGAGCCATGACGTGCCCGTCCATTGTCCGCGTTGCCGGGCCTGCGGACCACCAGGAGATCTGGCGCCTCTTCCTCCAAGGCCACCGCGAGAACGGCCAGTTCACGCTGGCGCCGGAGAAGGTCGAGTGGTTTCTCTCCAGGGCGCTCGTGCCCGACGCGATCCCTGAGTGGGACACCGGACCGCGCGGCGCCATCGGCGTGATCGGCGACGTCGGCCGCCTGGAGGCGCTGGTCTTCGTCTGCATCGGCACGCACTGGTACTCGCACGACCGGCATCTGGAGGAGTTCATCGTCTACGTGGACCCGGAATGCCGACGCTCCGGCCACGCCAAGGCGCTGGTCGAGTGGATGAAGACCCAGAGCGACCGGACCCACCTCCCGCTGCTCACCGGCATCATCTCGAACGAGAGGACCGAGGCCAAGGTGCGGCTCTATCGGCGCATGCTGCCGCCCATCGGCGCGTTCTTTCTCTACGGCAACAAGGGCTCGGTGCACTCGTCTAGCGCGGCATACGCCTGATGGGTAACAAGGGCACCAGCACCACGCAGCAGCAGTCGACGTACACGCCGACGCCCGCCGCCTACAACGCCATCAGCGGCGCGCTCACCCAGGCGCAGAACACCGCGCAGCTGCCGTTCGCTATCCCGCAGGCGCCCGTCGCGGGCTTCTCGAATGCCCAGCAGAGCGCGTTCAATACGGTTAACAACGCGCAGGGGATGACCAACCCGTACTTCCAGCAGGGCCTGCAGAACTTCACGCCGTCCGCCGCGCAGGCGTTCTACAACCCGTACGTCAGCAGCATCACCGGTCAATTGCAGAACCTGTTCGGCGAGCAGATGTCGCAGACGACCGGCGCGCTCACGCAGCAGGCCGGCGGCGTTGGCGCGGATCGCGTCGCGGTTGGCCAGGCGGACGTCGCCGGGCAGCAGACGGCGCAGGAGGGCAACGTCCTGGCGCAGCAGTACACCAACGCCGTGCAGGAGGCGCAGGCGGCCGGCTACGGCAACGCGTCGCTCGCCTCGGGCTGGCAGAACTCGGTGCTCGGCGCCGCCAACGCGCAGCTCGGCACGGGCGGCCTGCAGCAGCAGCTGCAGCAGGCGCAATTGAACTCGCCGTATCAGCTCGCGCTCGCTCAGGCGGCGTTCCCGTATCAGCAGAGCCAGTTCCTCACCAACTCGGTCGGCGCGCTCGCGCCCGGCCTCGGCGGCACCACCTACGGCACCGGGCAGTCCACTCCGGCGCAGCCGAGCATCTTCAGCCAGCTCGCGGGCGGCGCTGGCGTCGGTGTGGCCGCGCTCGGCGCCACGGGCGCATTCGGCAGCAACGGCTATCTCACCAACAAGGGCAGCGGCGCCGACGTGCCGGCCTCGCAGCTCGGCTCGGCACAAAACCCGCTCCCTGGTCTCTCGCCGTCCGACTATGAGGGCTACGGGCCTGGCCAAAACCTCGTCAACCCGACGAGCCCGTACGCGGTCGGTGGCGAGGTGCCGCACATGGACGGCGGTGGCTCGCCGGGCGCGAGCACGCCGGTCTATAGCCTCCCGTCCGGCTTCAGCGACAACCCGATCAACGTCAGCCAGATGGGCGTCATTCCGCAGAGCCAGCCGCATCCGATCCAGGCGCATATCCCGCAGATCAACCTCAACCCGCCGCAGCAGCAGAGCAACAGCGGCAGCGATCTCACGACGGCGCTCGGCGCCATCGGCAACATCGCCAAGATCGGCGCCATGTTCGCCAACCGTGGCGGCACGGTCAGCAACCCGTACACCGGCTTCGACACGGGCGGCGATACGTTCGCGGCGCGCTTCGACGGCGACGGCAGCAACGCCGGCATCGTGCCGCCGCAGGACCCGAGCACGGTCGCCGGCAACAACCCGGTGATCGACCGTGGTGGCTGGGACGCGCTGGCGCCCGCTGCCGGCGCGAGCAACCCGCAGGCCGCAGCGGTGATGCAGGGCTCGCAGAACGCCTACGGCTACGATCCGCGCATCACGGCGGTGCTCGATCCCGGCGACGTCATGGTGCCGCGCGCTGACCCGCGCAAGGCGTACGCGCAGGCCATTGAGGACAAGGCCGACGCGACGGGCACGCCGCAGGTGCTCGCGTTCTCCGGCGATACGGGCACCGTCGACAAGAGCGGCCTGCCGAAGGCGATCACCAACCCTGGCGGCGACAACCCGTACGCACCGCCGGGCCAGTCGTCGGCGCTGTCGTTTGCCGATGAGGGCGACGACACGAAGACGCCCACCGAGAAGAAGCACGAGAAGCACGACGCCGCCAGCGACTTCACCAAAAGCCCGTGGATGGCTCTCCTCGCGGCGAGCCTTGGCATCATGGGCGGCAGTTCGCCGTATGCCGGTGTCAACATCGGGCGCGGTGGCCTCGAAGGCGTGAAGGTGCTGGAGCAGCAGCGCGAGGCGGCGCAGAAGGACGTCACCGCCGAGCAGGGCCAGCGCCGGCTGGATCTCGAAGCGCAGCACTATCTCGACCAGCAGAAGAACGCCGAGCGCCCGTACAAGGAGCGGACGCTCGCGCAGCAGGACGCACACGACCGGGAGAAGTTCACGCCCTCCGGCACGCTGGTGACGAAAGAGGGGATGGTCATCCCGGGGGCGTTCAACTCTGCCACGGGCGAATACATCTTCAAGGACCCGAGGACTGGCTTGCCGTACCAGTTCAAGGAGGGCGACAAGATCATCAACAAGGGCGAAAAGACCGCGACGATCTCCGAGAAGACCGCCGAGGGTATCGCCGACTACGCCCTGACGACTGGCGACGAGTCGCGCATGAAGCGGCTCGGCTACAGCGGCGCGAACAACTCCCTGGTTCAGCAGAAGTTCGAGGAGCGCAAGGCCGCGCGCAACATCTCGGACGAAGACTACTCGCGCAAGAAGCAGGAGTATGCCGCGCAGCAGGCCACCCTGAACGCCGAGGCGCGCACCCGTGGCACGCGCGAGGCCCAGCTCAAGATCATTCTCAATGCAGCGGATGCCGCGATCCCGGCGGCTCTGGAGGAGTCGAGGAACGTCACGCGCTACACCGGCTACGTGCCGTTTGATCACTTCATCCAGCATGGCCAGCTCGCGACCAACGACGACAGGCTCGTCACCTTCGGTATGGCCAACCTGCAGCTCGCCGAGCATTGGGCCAAGGCCATGAACCCGACCGGTGTGATGCGCGAGAGCGACCGCGATCTCGCCCTGCATTATCTCGACACGGGTTTCTCGAAGGGGACATACGAGAAGGCCGTGCAGCAGCTGAAGAAGCAGATCGACCGCGAATATGATGCCGTCAAGCGCGGGCAGACGACGATCCCTTCCAACGGCTACGCGAAGCCGGGCGACACGGAGACGGACACGCGGAAGAACGCGCTGCCTGACGACAAGACGCAGAGCACCGCCCCTGCGCTGCCGCCCGAGGCGCTGGCAAAACTGGAGGAAGGCAAGATCACCACCTTCGGCAATGGCACGAAGTGGACGCTGAAGAACGGCAAGCCTGAGCTGGTGCCCTGATGGGTGACTGGGACGTCGTATCGACCGAGCCGCTCGCGCCGAAGAAGGGCGACTGGGACGTCGTGTCGCACGAGCCGACCCAGCCGCCCGCGATGTTTCTGTCGCTGCCGGACGCCAGCGGCAAGATGCACGCCGAGCCGACGACGCGGTACAATATGCCGGAAGAGCGGCGCGGCATCGGCACGCGCATGCACGAGGGCGCCAACCAGGCGATGGAGGGCGACCTCGGGTTCTCCCAGGAAAACCTGAAGCGCTACCCGTGGCTCAATTGGCTGCAGCCCGCCGCGAAGGCGGCGGATGTCACCGCGCGTCAGCCCGGCGTCGTGATCGGCGGCCTGGCTGGCCTTGGTGCCGGCGCGCTGGAGCCGGTGATCGGCCGCACCTCGGCCGACACGCTCCAGGGCGAACTCCAGGAGATGCCGAACGCGTTCGCGGCCGAGATGCCGAGCGCCACGCGCGGCATCACCGGCCTCTCGGGCCACATCCGCGATATTCCCGACGTGCTGCGGCGTGACGCGGAGGAGGTCGCGCCGTCGCCGACACCGCCGCCCGGCGCGCCGCCGGCTCCGGTCTCGCCCGAGGTGCCGCGCCAGGTGGTGCGCCCCGAGGCGGGTGTCGACCTGCTGCCGACCGATGTTCCGCATGAGCTGCCGCCGCAGCGCCGCGCACTGAGCGCCAACGGCGCGGGTGGCCCGCTCGCCGGCATGTCGCCGGAGACCATCGCACATATGCGCGCGGTCATGGAGGAGCAGGGCTTCACGCCGCACACCATCGACCAGCGCCTCGAAGAGATGTCGGCGCACCATTTCTTCGGTGAGATCACGCCGAGTCTCGAAGCCGACATGGGCGCCGTTGCGGCACCGCCTGGCCCGGGCAAATTGGAGGTGATGGGTTCGCTGCGGCAACGTGCGTTGGAGGCGGTCGAGCGCGTGCGCCAGCAGTTCGACCGTTCGTTCGGCGTCAACGAGAACGTCGCACAACTGCGTCGCATCATGGAGGGCGACCGCCAGCGCGCAGCCGCGCCGTTCTATGAGAAGTTTCGCAACACGGTCATTACGCCGACGCCGGAGATCGAGGCGCTGATGCCGCGTCTCGAAGCAAGCGGCGCGCTGCGTGAGGCCAACCGGTCGCTCACCATCGAAGGAGAGCCACTCACGCACGGCTTCCTCGATGTCAACGACCCACCCGGCTTGACGCGGGTGCCGACCGCAAGTGCATTCCAGTACGCCAAGGAAGCGCTCGACGACATGATCGGCAAGGCGATCAAGGGCGGCGAGATGAACGCCGCGCGACGTTATGTCGGTATCAAGAACGCGCTCGTGGACGCTCTCGACAACCACCCGGCGGTTGGCGACGTCTGGAAGCAGGCGCGTAATGAGTATGCGACGCCAACCACCATTATCAACGCGATGAAGTTCGGCAGGGAGGTGCTCACCGGCAAGATCGACCGGGAGGAACTGCCGTTCCTGACCGCCGCCTACTCGCCCGCCGAGATGAAGGCGATGCGGATCGGCATGCGCTCCTACTTGGAGAACTCGCTCGGCCGGCGCGATGTGCTGACGGCCGACACCATCAACACCGTGCTTTCGCCGAACAACATCCAGAAGCTGCGCTGGGCCATCGGCGACGAGGCCGCCGAGACGCTGGTCACGGCGATGGACCATGAGCGCCACATGCACACGGCGCCGACGCGCATCCACGGAGGGAGCCCGACCGCGCTGCGCCAGGAGGCGCAGAAGCGCTGGACGGTGCAGCCCGGCATGTTCGACAAGATCGGCCTCGCCGATGTCGCGGGTGCCGTCACGAGCCCGGTCAAAACGGGCATCCACGCGGCGGCCGGCGCCGCCGAGCGGTTCGGGCTCTCGCAGCGGCGCGCGGCGAAAGAAGCCAGGATGGCGCGGGTGCGCGAGGAGGCATCGCGCATTTTCACATTGCAGGGGCCGGAGCGCGACGCCGTCGCGCGGTACCTTGTTGGTGGCGAAGACGTGACGCGCAAGCGCGGCGGTCGCGTCATCCGCAAGGCGGCAGGCGGCGCGGCCGGCAACAATGCGTTCCTGAAGGCGCGCGCCAAGTACGCCGCCAAGGGCTATGCTGATGGCGGGAGCCCCGAACTGTCGGAGGCCGACCAAGCGGCGATGTCGCCCGAGACGTTCGCCAACCCACTGGCCAAGCTTTACTTGAAGCGCGCGATCAACACCCTCGCCATCCCTGGCAGGGCGCTGCAAAGCCGGGAGCCGATCACAACTGAAGAAATGATCGAGCCGGCGATGGATCTTTCCGGTATGGTCATGCTCGGCGGGGCGCCGATGCCGGGCGAAGCCGGTGCCCTGCGTGCGGGCCTCAAAACCAGGATCAAGAAAGGGACGGGTGATGCAGAAGCCGCCGCCGCAGGAGCCGAAGAAAAAGCCGGCGTGGATGTCGGACGAGGACTGGCAGGAGCAACTGGAGGAGGAGAAGGCCTTCAGCAAGCGGCTCTACAGGCAGAGCGGCGGGCAGCTGGGCGGCAACCGCTCCCCGGGCTCCCGACCAAAGCCCAAAGCATAAACGGCGAGCCGTTCGTCCCGGGCCCGGTCGGCGCCGCGCATGACGTTGCCGAGCGCTACATGGCCGACAAGGACTTCGGCCGGGCGCCGCCGGACAAGTACCATCCCATTGATGTCGAGCACGCGAAGGACATTGCGCAGGCGTTCGAGGACATGCCACACACGCCGCATGACCCGGACACGAAGGCGGCGTACGACGCGCTGATCCGCGAGACCTTGGCGCAGTACCAAGCGATCAAGGAGAGCGGGCTCAAGATCACCCCGACCGGTGCCGCTGACTATCCGTACAAGACCAACCCGCGCGAGGTCGTGAAGGACGTCGCCGACAACAACCATATGGCGTTCTTCAAGACCAGCGAGGGCTTCGGTCCCGGCGAGGTGCCGGACCCCGACCACCCGATGCTGCGGCCGAGCGGCGAGAAGATCGGCGAGCACGAGCTGCTCAACAATGACCTGTTCCGCATCGTCCACGACTACTTCGGCCATGTGAAGAACGGCTACGGCTTCCGTGGCCCTGGCGAAGACAATGCCTGGCGCGCGCACGCTGCCATGTACTCGCCCGAGGCGCGGCGCGCGATGACGACCGAGACGCGCGGGCAGAACAGCTGGCTCAACTACGGCCCGCATGGCGAGTTCAACCGCACCGCCAATGCCGAGGACACGATCTACGCCAAGCAGAAGATGGGCCTCCTTCCCGAGTGGACGATGGAGGACCGCGTGGCGTCGCCGGCCATCCACAAGGGCAGCGCGCTCCTGGTCGACGAGCAGGGCCTGCCGATCCATGGCAAGAACTACACCAAGGCGCAGAAGGAGGCGCTCGACGAGATCAAGGCCGGCCCGAAGGGCGCCGGCCCGCTCGACCTGAGCACGCAGAACCGGGTGCCGCAGGTGCCGCAAGAGGCGATGGAGCGGTACGAGCCGCCGCGTGGCGTCTCGGAGCGGCTCCAGGCGGCGCTCGATGACCCGAAGATCCGGCGCGGCATCATGAAGAGCATTGAGGCCGGCAAGGCGATGGGCGCGGACAAGTGGTATCACACCGAGCCGATCCGCCGCGCCTTCGTCGAGAAGCTCGGGCTCGAAGACGGTCTCCGTGCGTTCGCGAAGTACATGGACCACGTTGCCGCGACGTCGCCGCGCTCGGCGGTGCCGGAGAACATCCGCAACGCGAGCTATCAGTACCTGCACGCGCTCAACGACCGCGACCTGCCGGAGAAGCTGCCATACCCATACGGGCACTTCGCCCAGAAGCAGCACCGTGAGAACTACGCGACGCTGCGCGACGAAGGCAGCTGGGACGCGCTCAGGAACCCGAAGCCCGCGTCGTTCTCGCAGAACCTCCAGGGCAACCTCGTCCCGGTCACCGTCGACACGCACGCGTTCCGCAACATCGGCATGCGGACGCAAGACCCGCGCTTCCTGGAGACGCGCACGGTCGGGCCGAGGGCTGAGGGCAAGGACACGCTCGCCGCGCGCTTCGGCGAACCGAGCGGCGACGACAAGGTGGTCTATCGGCCGCAGCACCTGGTCGAGCGTGGCAAGCTCTCGATGAAGGAGGCGGAAGAGATCCCGGCGTTCTGGGCGGCACAGCCGAACGAGAACGAGTACGGCGCAGCCGAAGGGCTCTATCGCTCGCTTGCCAAGAAGGCCGGCCTGGCGCCGGCCGACGCACAGGCCGCTGCCTGGAGCGGTGCCGGCAAGATGACCGGCCTCGGCTCGCCACCGACGCACACCTTCCCGGAGATGTTCAACGAGCGCGTTCTGTTCACCGCAAAGATGCGCGGCGAGCGCCCGGAGAAGGTGCTGCACGACTTCATCAAGGGCAAGAAGCCGCTGCTGTCGCACGGCGGCTCGGTGCCGAAGAAGGCCGGCGGCGGCGCCACGGGCACCGAGCCGACGCAGCGGGAAGACCTGCCGCCGTCTGCCGGCGACGACACCGGCCAGGGGGACATCACCGCCTACCACGGCTCGCCGTACGACTTCGACAGGTTCGATATCTCGAAGATCGGCTCGGGCGAGGGCCAGCAGGTCTACGGCCACGGGCTCTACTTTGCTGACAAGGAGGGCGTCGCGCAACGCTACCGCGACGCGCTGCAGAAGACGGTCTCGCCTCATCTGACACTCGATGGGGAGCGGGTCACGCCGTCCATGCTCCGGGACATGAAGACTTCGGGCGACGACAACGACCGGTGGCTGGCGCAGCAACACTATGATCGCCTGCTTTCCCGCAGCAAGGGCAGCTATGACAAGTTCTTCGAGGACCTGCAGAAGGAGACCGAGAAGCGCGACTATTTCCTGCAGCGGGCAAGGGACCAGCGCGCAAACCCGCCGCTCGCATCGACGTACAGCCCCGAAGACCTTGAGATGTTCGCTGCGAACCGGCAGCGTCAGATCGACCATCTTACCAGGGCGATCCCGCGCCTGGAGCAGAAGCTCGGCGGCCCCAGCGGCAAGATGTACGAGGTCGGCCTGAACGTCGACCCCGAGCATCTGCTCGACTGGGACGCACGGTTCAAGGATCAGTCGCGCTACGTCCAGAACAAGGCCGCGCCGCTGATGGAGAAGTCGGTCAAGGACCAGCGGGAAGTGATCAGCCGCATTTTGAGCCGGGGGACGTCGTCTCCTGTTGGTTTTGGGCGCCCGCTCAACGATGCCGAGCGTGAGAATTACGAGCGCCGCCTACAGCAAGCCGATGTCGACAGCCTGACGGGCCAGCAGATCTACACGCGTTTTGGCCTGCCGGCGACCACACAGAGCGAGGGATACCGGCGCTCTGCGATGGGGCTCGACCGTGAAGGCATCCCGGGCCTGCGTTACGATGACCAGATGTCGCGCCCGGCTGCTGACGTGAAGCCTGTGATCGATGAATATGGCACCCGCCAGAAGGCGCTCGTTGCCGTCAGGCGGCAGCTTGTGAAGGCCGAGGAGAGTGGCAGCGGCGACTATATGCGCCTCAACGGGCTGCTCCGCGAGCTTAGCAGGCCCGAGAGCCACAACTACGTCATGTTCAATGACAAGCTCATCGACATCAAGCGCAAGTACCGTGTCGGCGGCGACGTCGGGCCGTACGGCGGCGCTGTTAACCCCTACGCGTAGGTGACAACCCGCATGGTTTGAGGTAGTGCTCACATCTTGACGGTGTGAGGCCTTCGCCATGGTCGATATGGCTGCCCTGAAGATCGCGAATGCAAAGCGGTGGGCCGTCGCCAAGCCGACCCGCAACTTCGCGACCGTCGCAAAATATCTCACCGACAATGTCGCCAAGCCGCAGTACCTCGCCGTCGAGAAGCTGACCGGCGTGCCGTGGGCGATCATTGCCGTGATCCACGAGCGCGAGGCGAGCCAGCGCTGGGACGCCAACCTGGCGCAGGGCGACCGCTACGATCAGGTCTCCACGCACGAGCCGAAGGGACGCGGGCCGTTCAAGAGCTGGCAGGACGCGGCGCTCGACGCGCTGACCAATTGCTCACCGTACGCCGCGCGCAATAGGGACTGGTCAATTGGCGGCGCGCTCACGCTGCTCGAAGAGTACAACGGCCTCGGCTACGCCGCGCGTGGCCTCCCGAGCCCGTATTTGTGGTCCGGCACCGATCAGTACAAGACCGGCAAGTTCATCGCCGACGGTCGCTTCGATGCGACCGTGATCGACCAGCAGCTCGGCTGCGCCGGGCTCCTGATGGCGATGATGAAGATCGACCCGACCATCACCTTCACGGGCGTCACGCTTACGCCCGTGGCGCCGAAGCCCGCGATCCCGCCGCTTGTGCCGCAGCCGGCCAAGGCGAGCGAGTGGGCCCAGATCATTGCCGCTCTGTCCGCGATCTTCATTCACAGGAAAGGAACCACGACATGATGATCTTCAAGGCTCTCTCCATCGCGCTCCTGATCGCCACGCTCGTCGTGATCGCCTGGGTCGCCTGGACGTTCGTGCACGCCTGGATGACCGAGAAGGGCTCCTTCATCGACCGCACGCTCGCCGCCGGCAAGGACAGCGCCACCATCGTCTGGTCGAAGCTCGTCATCATCGCGGGCGCCATGGTCGCGGTGCTGGACAAGGCAAGCCAGCTGTTCGGCGATGGAAGCCTCACGGCGCAGATCCAGCAGTACCTGACGCCGCAGATCGTCGGCTACGTCATGGTCGGCGTGATGGCGATCAACGTCTGGGCCCGCGTGCGGACGCTGGGCAAATAGCATGTGGATGACGATCATCGGGTTCCTGGGCGGCCCGGTCATCCAGGGACTGATCAGCGCGTACAACCTTCACCTGAAGGCGACGACCCAAGATGCGCAAATCGCGGCGGACCTGGCGGGCAAAGAAATTGCGGCGCAGCAAGCTGAGATCGCTGCGCAAACGCAGCTCAAAGTCGCCGAAATTGGTCACCCATGGGAGCCAGAAAAATTGGCGATGTACATCGTGCTGGTGTTCTTCGCCAAGTGCGTGGTGTGGGACACGATGCTTGGACTCGGCACCACGCCGCCGCTCAAAGGCGATGTCAGCATGTGGTCTGGGCTGGTGATGTCGTTCTACTTCGGCAAACGCACGTTCGAGAACGTGGCGAGGATATTGAAGCGATGAGCGACGTCGGTGCGTTTACATTCGAGGCGTCGATCACGCTCGGCAACCTGATCGAGATCAGCTCGATCCTCGGCGGCGGGCTCCTGGTCCTGCTCCGGCTCAACAACAGCGTCGTGCAGCTCGCACACGACATGCGCGACGTCCAGGAAGAGATCAAGAAGATCGGCGAACTGATGCGGCAGGTGGCGGTGCAGTCCGCCCGGCTCGACGCGATCAGCGACCGAATGAACATGATGGACCGGCGCATCGAGGCGAAGGGATGATCCGGGCCGCCTGTTCTTTAATGCTCATTATCTGCGCCACCGCCGCACTAGCGCACGACCCGGACACCGGCCTGCCGAACTGGATCACGCATGGCGGCTACGTCTCACCACAGACCGGCGTGCACTGCTGCGGGCCGCAGGACTGCGAGCGCCTCGACCCGAAGCTCGTCGAGGCCACGCCGAAGGGCCTCATCCTCCACGCCTACAATGACGAGCTGGTGCCGTACAGCGAGGCAACGCCGAGCGAGGATGGCCACTACTGGCGCTGCCATGGTGTCGTGATGCGCGGTCTCGACGGGTCAAGGATGGGCGGCGAGCGGCGCTGCTTCTTCGCGCCGGTCGGCACAGAGTAGCGCCGCCACCAGGAGCCGCGCGTCGCTGTAAATGAGCACCGTATTGACCTTGGCGCTGTCGTCCGCCACCCACGGGTCCATGAGAGCCAGGCGGATCAGCTCGCGCGCGTCGCGCGCGCGGCGGACATGGGCGCGGTGGAACGCGTATTGCTCATACTCGTGATCGTGGTTCTTCGCGCGCTCGGCATTGCGGCGCTTGCGCGCGAGATCCGCCTCGGCGGCCTGGATGATGTTCTGCGGTTTGAGGCTCATGTCTCCACCTGCACCGTTGCATTGAACCCGCGCACCGGCTTGCCGGTGGGCCAGATGAGGCCGCTCTGCACGCCGATCACGGCGCCGTCGCGCAGCTTGTCGCCGGCCCGCTTGAACGCGCCACGAAAGCGGTTGTCGGCGACGGCCGGGTCGACGTCCTTGTCGATCACGCGCTCGCGCATCGCGACGCGCACATGCTTAATTTCCACGGCGCGGGTGATGCTGCGCGGCAGGCCGTGCGGCGGCGGCTGTCCGTGCTCGTCCAGGGCGCGATAGAGCGCCTGGAGGAAGAGCAGCTCATTGGCGTTGGCGTGGAAGCCGGAGAGGTCGGTGACGGCGGACTTGTACGGCACCGCCACGCAGCTCGTTTCTGCGTTTCCCCACTTATTGCACCCGACCTCAAAGATCGGCAGCACGAACTCCCAGTGGATGCCGCGCTTGCCGTCGCGCTGCTTCCTGGCGGTGGCGCGATAGACCTCCTTGCCCTCGATGGTCTTCTTGTCGGTGAGGACCTCCAGCTCGATGGTGGTCTCGAAGTCTGCGGTGAGGCTCCCGTGCCCGCGCGGTGTGCTCCCGTTCTTCGGCTTGTGGTGGACGAGGAGGATGGAGACGAAGAACTCTTCCTGGATGCGGACGATGCGGCGCCGCACCGCCGAGATGTCCTGGCTGGCGTTCTCGTTCATGCCCGGCGCCAGGGCGGACAGGGTGTCGAGCACGATCATGATCAGCGGCACCTTGTACATGGCGGCGACCGCGTGGATCTCCTCGATCAGGGCGGCGGTGTCGGTGTCGTTGGCGAAGAAGTCGGGCCGGCGGGTGATCAGGTAGAACGGGAAGGCGGCGTCGTCGGCGAGCTGGTGCTGCAGCGCGTAGGCCTTCTTGCGCTTGGCGAACCCGAGGGCGCCCTCGGCGGCGACGTAGACCACGAGGCCCGGCTCGACGTTGTGGCCGTAGTAGGGCAGGCCACGGACGATGTGCATGGCGATGTCGAAGGAGACGAAGCTCTTGCCGGAGCCGCTATCGCCGAACATCAGCGTGGCCTCGCCCATCGGGATGACGTCCTCGACCACCCAGCGATACCCGGGCGTCGTGGCGTCGCCGATCTCCTCCCAGCGCCGGCCGCCGAACTTGCTCTTGAAGGCGATCTCGGAGCCGAACCGGTCGTCGTCGGAGCCACCAATTGCGCGGCGCTCGCCGATCTGCTGGATGCGGTCGGCCAGTTCGGCCGGATCGAGCGACGTTTCCGCGTGTGCCATCAGGTTTGACGCGTACTGCGGGTCGATCTTGATGACGTCGACCATCTCGCAGCCGTCGTGGTAGGCGCGGTGGAGGCCGAGATAGAACTGGCGGTGCAGCGGGTCGAAGAAGTCGCGTTCGGTGAGGATGTCGATGACCTCAGTCATTCGCTGCGGCGTCTGCAGCATCAGGCCGAGCAGCTGCGCCTCGGCCGCCAGGTCGGTCAGCGGCGTGTTGCCGTTGTCGTACAGATCCCCGACGTCCGGCGCCGCGTCCATCGATCACTTGCCCTGGTCATCGAGGATCGCGGTGATCAGGTTGTCCCGGTAGTTCTTCGACGCCGTGCCGGCGACGACCAGAAGCAGCCGCCGCAGCAGCGTCTGCACGGCAACATCACGCTCATCCGCCGCCCGCCGGAATACTTCGGCGACACGCGGGTCGAGCTTGGCGCTGACGCGCAGCTCGCCCTTTACCGACGGGCCCGGTGCAACAGCAGTTTCGCCTGCGAAGGGTCGATAATTGTGCACATGAAGCTCCATAGTGCGAGGGCATCTGCTTCGTTGTCGTCGCCGACCGGCCAGCCGAGGTCGCGGCAGCGTTTCATGGTCATGGTTTTGGCGCTCTTGCGCGGCGGGCAGCAGCCGATGAAGTGCAGCCGCACGTCGCGCGGCGACGCCTTGCGGATGTCGTAGACGCCTTTCAGGTACGAGCAGGCGCCAATGACCGCCGGCAGGCCGTACAGGAGCGTGGTGGTGCCGACGTTGGTGAGGCCGCGCTTGAACGTGGTGGGCAGCGGCGCCTCCCAGACGACCGTGGATGGGTCGTACTTGGCCATGGTGTCCGACATCCACTTCAACGCGGCGGCGAACACAGCCTCATGGGACGAGCCCTGGGAGGCAAACCTGACCGAGCCGGAGACCGGCACCGTGCCCGGCGCCCCGACCGCGAAGCCGGTGGTCGACGCGAGGTCGAGAGCGAGAACAACCATGTCAACGCTCCCACTCGGGAGGCAGTTCGGTGTGCAACGCTCCTTCGAGGTGCTGCGTGACCGCCAGCCTGCGCAGCCTGTACAGCCGGATCACAAACTCGCGTTCGCAGAGGCGCTCGCCGGGCGTGAAATGCTGCTTTGCCATTTCGTTTATCGGCGTGACTTCGAAAGCCCAGATGTCAGGCCAATACCTCACAATCAGGAAAGGCAGCGGCGTCGCCCTGTTGTCGGCAAGGTCGAGGTAGGCGCGGTACGATGCGTGTTTGATGTCCGGCGGATCAGCCAAATGGTGCTTGAACTCAATTAGTGCCACCGGGACACCGAGGTTGTATTCGACGACCAGGAAATCGATGTCGACCGCCGGGCAATTAAAGCCCCAGTGCCGGTGCCGCGCGCTTATTGCCTCGTCGCGCCATCCGCTCCGCTCCTGACGAACGCCATCAGGCCACCATTGCTGCATTTGCCACCTCGTGGAGCCTGGACGCGGTTGTTGCGATGGCCTGCTCGCTGACGTCGATGCCGATAAATTTCCGGTCCATCTGGACAGCGACCACGCCCGTGGTGCCGCCGCCGCAGAACGGATCGAGGATGGTCTGGCCCGGCATCGAGATGCGGCCGATGAGATCGGCCATGCCGCTCTCGGACTGGCCCCAGTGGTGGAAGCGCTTGTCGTTGTCGTTGACGTCCGACCGCGTGACGTCGCCGACCCAGTCGCCGCTGTACTCACCCTTCACGAGCCAGAACACCGGCTTCCAGAACGTGTTCACCTTGCGCGGGAACATCTGCGCCGCCTGCCCGCCGGGCGTCAGGTAGGCCAACGTCCAGTGATAGTTGAGACCAGGCGCGTGGGTCAGGTGAGCAAGCACCTGCGGCAGGTACATGTGCCCGCTCATCACCAGCATGGAGCCGCCCGGCTTGAGCCACATCGCCGCCTTCCACGCGAGCGTGGCGAACACCGGCAGAAACTCCTCCGGGTACGGCGGGTCCGTGACGATGCAGTCGATGGAGCCGGGCGCGATGTCGGCGGTGGCGAGATCGGAGCACAGCAGCCGGAAACGGTCGCTGACCGCCGGCAGCACCTTGAGGTTCTCGGCGATGGCGGCCTCGCGCGCCTGCTCCTTCGCCGCCTTGCGCTCGTCCTTGGCCGCCTTGCTGATGACGGTCGCCGCTGCGGCGGCGCCCGTGAGAGCAAGTGCCACATTTGTGGTCTCAGCCTTGGGCGTTGCCTTGGTTTGCTTGGTGTCTTTCTTCCCGGCCTCCACATTTGTGGTGTCGCGACGGATCGTCTCGTCGCTGACACCGACCACCTTGGCGATCTGGACGTTCGACGCCTTCGGTTCCAGCTTCTTGATCACCGCCGCGATCTTCTTGCGCTGCTCGGCGATGATCTTGAACTGGTCGAGCTTGATGGTGTCGAGGAACTGGTTGACGTCCTCGTACCCGCCGCCGACCGTCTTCCAGCGGGCGTCGGTGAGCAGCCATTCCAGCTTTTGAAACGCGCGCTCCAGCGTGAAGCCGGCGATGAAGACGCCTTCGACAAGGCTACCGTATGCTTGGTCTGCTTCACCGTTCATCACGCACCCACGCTACGGAGCGTGTGCTCGCCGCTGTTCAGCGCCGCCTGGCCGAGCGGCGTGTCCGCGAAGTCGCCGAGCTTCGCGAGCAGCATCTTGCGCTCGGCCGCCTCGTCGAACTCCAGGTCGGCGGACAGCGCCGTGATCTTCCGGTGCAGTTCGCGTTCCTTGATGATGGACTTGAGGAGCTTCTTGCTGATGCCGTGGTTCACGGCGTGGTCGTATTCGACGCCGATCTGGTCGCGGATGCGCTTGGCCCGCGACATGTAGGCCATCTTTTCCTTGAGAAGGTCGTCGAGGTTTTTCTCGATGTTGTCGACGGCGGCGTTGACGTCCTCGTCGCTCGGCTCGTTGGTGTTTGCGTCCTTGGCCATGGTGTCCTCCGTGGTTGAGGACGCAATGACTGCGAAAGGTTTCAAACCTTCGTCAAGGTACTAGAAGATCGGTGATCGATCCTTTGAGGCAATTTCCGCAGGCGACTCAATGCTGAAAAAATAAATTGTCAATTGGTGTTCCCAAGGTGACACCGCGATGACACGCGTTAGAAATTTCGGCGTAGCCTCCGTTAGCAAGAAAAAAATTAGCTAACACGGGGAGAGTTGGCATGGCTCGTGCTACGCGCGGCTCAGTAATAACAAAATACCAGAATAGCAGGAGCCGTAGGCTCCCTGCGTTCTGTATCGCGAGTTAACACCGCGAACGGGCTAACACGGCGCGCCGTTAGTGCGCCGAACGCCTCGATCTAACGGATCTAACAGCAAATATTTTGCTTGAAACGCCTCACCTCGCGGCGCGAGAAATTGCGCCTCGAAAACACCCGCATCACCGAGCCCCACCATGATCCGATCAATTCCCTGGAACGGCGAACGCATCGGTGTTGCCGGCCTGTACGCTGGCATCCCGCTGGCCCAGTACCACGGTGATCTTTGCGTCGGCCCATCGGTGTCGTCGTCGCCGCTCCGGGTGCTCTGGGACAAGAGCCCGGCACACGCCTGGGCCCGCTGCGGCATCAACCCGGAGCGCATCGTCGAGGACGACAACGAGGCATTCGTCCTCGGCCGGGCGGCACATTTTTTGATCTGCGGCGAGGTCGGCTTCAGCGACCAGTTCGCGGTGCAGCCGGACTGGCTCGATGGCGCCGCCTGGCACGGCAACAGGAAGGCCTGCCGCGAGTGGAAGCGGGCCCAGCAGCGCGCCGGCAAGACCGTCCTGACGAACAGCATGATCGACGCCATCAAGGGCATGGCGCTGGCTCTCGGCGCCAACCCGCTCGTGCAGAGCGGCATCCTCAACGGCCAGATCGAGCGCTCGATGATCTGGAAGGATCAGGAGACCGGCATCTGGCTCAAGGCGCGGCCCGATGTGATCCCGAGCGACAGCGGCGACTTCGGCGATCTCAAGACGACAACGAGCGTGGTGTACCGCGACCTGCAGGCGTCTCTCGGCAACTACGGCTACTGCCAGCAAGCCGGTCTCGTGTTCGAAGGCGCCAAGGCGCTCGACATGGAGGCCACCTCATTCAGCCTCATCTGGGTCGAGAAGACGCCGCCGCATTGCGTGCGGGTGACGACGCTTCGCGATGAGGACATCGCGCGCGGCGCCAAGATGAACCGCGCCGCGTTGCGAACGTTCGCGGACTGCTTGTCGAACGGCCACTGGCCGGGGCCCGGCGACGACCGCGCGGACGCGGAGTTCATCGATCTGGCGCAGTGGCGGCGGGATCAGATCGACGAGCGGCTCAAACTTCACCTGCGGGAGGCAGCGTAGCGACCATTCCGCCCCGCCACGCATCGCAGAGCTGCGCTGCGCGCCGCAACTCATCGCAACGACCATAATGGAGGACGACAATGCGTAACGTCACTGTTCGGCTTGAAAGCATTACCCCGTATTCTCAATCCCATCAGCATGAAGTGCCGAAATTGAGCGGCGAAACGAACGACGACCACGAGAAGCGCACTTGGCGGGAGAAGTGCAACTACAACGAGGACGGTTTTATCTACATTCCGGCCATGGCCCTCAAGCAATGTCTTGACGCCTCCGCGAAAAAGCTCGGCATCCAAATCCCCGGCAAAGGCAAGAAGACCTATACCAAGTTCTTCGAAGCCGACGTCATTTGCGACCATGATGTTGTATTGGCCGCCAGGAAGGACACCGTTGCCTCCGTCCGTGTTAGCTGCAACGTCGATGGCGTAAGGGGCAGCGGCAAGCGGGTCTGGCGTACCTTCCCGGTGATACCGCAGTGGGAGGCTGACGCTGCGTTCACAATCTTGGACGACACCGTCACCAAGGAGATCTTTGAACGCGTGTTGAAGACGGCGGGCACCAGCATCGGCATCGGCCGCTTCAAACCGCAAAAGGGCGGGCTGAACGGTCGGTTCAAACCTACCAAATTCACCTGGAACTAAACCATGACAACGCCGCGCCCCATGTTCATCAAGCGCCCCGAGATCGCCGAAATGGCACGCCGCCTTGCGGTCCTGCTGGTTGGTGTTAACGACGAGATCACCGACCAACGGATCAGTCAGACGCTCGGGCATACGGTCGACCCTGGCAGTCATGTGATGCGGTCGGCGCTTCGTGAGTTGGAGCGCGGCGACCCTCCGGTGCACTTTCGCCGGCTCCGCAGCTACGGCTGGAAGCGGATGCACGACCAAGACCTGGTGGCGCACTCCGATGCCGATCTGAAGAAGATCGCGCGCGGCGCGCGCCGGGGCCGCAAGCGCCTCGGCCACATTGTCCAGTTCGACGCCTTGTCCACGGGCGACCAGTTGCGCGCCTCGACGAACAACACGCGGCTGGCGGCTATTGAGGACGCGGCGGCAACGGTCAAGGTCAGGGCTGTGCCTTCCTCGGTTCCCGACCTCACGAGCCTCCTCGAAAAGATCAAGGGAGCGCAGGGATGACCGCAACAGCGCAATGCAACGCCGCTCACGCACCGCAGCGCCTCGCAACGTCTACCAGAATTTTACGACGCACCGCTCCGCTTCACCTCGCACCGCAGTGCAACGCTCCGCCTCACAGAGCGCCGCTCTGCATCGCACCGCTTCGCGTCGCCCCGCAACGCAACGTCTACCAAGTTTATCCACGCAGTGCAGCGCTCCGCGTCACAGCGCCCCGCTCTGCAACGCATCGCTTCGCGGCGCCCCGCAACGCAACGCAACGCAACGTCTGCGAAATTTGCCACCGCTACGCACAGCTGCTCGACACCTCGCGCCTCCTCGCATCGCATCGCCACGCTCCTCGCCTCCACGCATCGCAACGTACAGTGAGGTGGATCTAATGCTCGATAAACCCGACAACGGAGAAATTGCGCGCCGGGCCTTCGCGGCGGCGCGGGTGTGCAACCTGGGCATCTCGGAGAACGGCAGGCACCACGAGACGGCTGACCCTCCGGTGTCGATCCAGCAGGCGGCGGACCAGTTCGAGGTGCACCGGTCGAGCGTCGTCAAGGCGCGCCAGGTGCTCCTGCGTGGCGACCCGACGATCATCGCCAACCTCGAACTCGGCCGGATCTCTGTCGACGGCGCCTACCGCACGCTCGCTCATGTGGCGCACAGGCCCAAGAAGAGGCGCAAGCGTGCGGCGGCACCCGACGACCGGAAAAAGACGTTCGACGAGAAGGCGGCGATCTGGGGCCACCTGAAGACCGCCCTGGAGGAGCTGACCAGCCTTCCGCTCGCGTCCGATGTTGCCGCCGTTGCCGTCGCGCTCGACCGCACCGGACTGATCGACCGCAAGCTCGTTCCCGCATTGTCGTGGCTACAGGAGTTCCAGCGATGTCTCTCCTCGAAAAGCTGAAGGCCAAGGGTGACCTGCCGGAGCCGGCGGCGCCCGTGGCGCCGACCATTGCCGATGCTGCTGCCTTCTTCGGGTTGCCGACCAAGGACATCGGCAACGGGCTGCGGCAGTGGGAGGGCTACATCGACGAGACCCTCGCCGCGCGCATCCTGGAAGGCAACGACAACAACCGGCCGCTCTCCGACATGCATGCCAAGCGCATTGCGCGGCAGATGTCGAACGGGCTGTGGAAGGTCAACGGCGAGACCATCAAGATCGGCTCGACCGGCGACGTGCTCGACGGCCAGCACCGGCTCTGGGCGGTGATCTATTCCAAGGCGCGGGTGTGGGTGATCATCGTGTTCGGCGTCAAGCCCGACGCGTTCTCGACCATCGACACCATCAGGAAGAGCCGCTCCGGCGCCGACGTGCTCGCGGTGAGCGGGCTCTCGCACCATAAGGCATCGACGTCGCACGCGCTCGTCTACCTGATCCATTACCAGCGCGGCACCATGCTCAATTCGCGCAATGCCGAGAACCGGGTCGAGAACGCCATGATCGAGGAGGCGTACAAGGCGCACCCCGAGATGGTTCGCGCGGTGGCCCGCGTCAACAAGAACCTGCGCCGGCTGATCAACCCGGCGATCCTCGGGTTCGCCTACTACATGCTGGCGAGCCACGACGAGCCGCTGGCCGAGCGCATGGTCGAGACGCTCGAAAACCCGACCGGCGTCGCCATCAATGACCCGTTCTATAAGCTGCGCGAGGTGCTCCTCCATCGAACGGACGAGAAGCGCCGCGACCCGCTCCTCCTCATCGCGCTGATCATCAAGGCGGTGAACGCGGCGCATGATGAGAAGACCGTCGACAAGCTGATGTGGCGCGGCCAGGGCGAGCGGCCGGAGCCGTTCCCGCAGTTCTGGTGGACATAATGACCAACCGATATTTCGACAGGATGGTGAACCCGCTCGGCGACACCCGGCGCCGCTACAAGGTCGAGTGCTGCCGCTGCGGCGTCACCGCGACGGTCAACTGCAACACCAGGACGGACCTGCCGCCCGAGGTGATCGAGCGCAAGCTCGTCGAGCGCGGCTGGGTGGTCGGCAAGGACAACAAGCACGACCTGTGCCCGGCGCACGCCAAGCACCCGCCGAAGCCGATACGCGACATCGAGACACCCATCGTCGAGCGGATCGACAAGAACATCCAGGTGCTCGAAAGCAGCCTCGCCGACTACATGCAGCTGGAGCAGCCACGGCAGCATGAGCGGGTGGTGGAGCTGCTGAGCCAATTTCGTGAACGGATCTTTGGGAGCGGTGCATGACCGAAGTTAACGATGGCCCGGTGACCAGGCGCGATCTCGCCGAGGGCAAGATCGAGCGCGTGATGACCGAGAAGACCGCGCTCATCCCCATGGGCGAGCATGTCGGTGGCCTGCGGTTCGACAACGCGCTGCAGATGGCCGAGGCGGCGAAGCTGATGGCGACCGCCGGGCCGCTGCTGCCGCCCTGGCTCCAGGGCAACGTCGGCGGCTGCTGGGGCATCATCCTCAAGGCGGACGAGCTGGGCGTCTCGCCGCTGACGCTGGCGTCGCAGACGTACCTGGTCGTCAACAAGGGCGTCGAACAGGTCGCCTACATGTCGAACTTCTACCACTCGATCATCGAGGCGCGGGCGCCGATCAAGGAGCGCATCAGGGCCAGGTACGAGGGCGACGGCGACGACCGGATCTGCTTCGTGTACGCGACGTTTAAGGGCGAGACCGAGCCGCGTGAGTGGCCGCCGAAGGACAGCGCCAAGCAGTTCACGCTGGCCAACCTGCGCCCGCCGCTCAATGAGTACGGCAAGCGCAAGGGCTCGCCGCTGTGGGACACGAAGCCGGACCAGCAGATGTTCTACGCCATGGTGCGCGACTGGGCGCGGGTGTATTGCCCTGACATCATCGCCGGCATCTACGCGCGCGACGACTTCCCGGAGGCCGAGGACGTGAAGGTCGTCTCGGACACGCGCGCCACGCCGGGCCTGGCGGCCCGCCTGCGCGGTCCTGGCGGTGAGGGCTTCGGTCAGGCCATTGATGCGTCCATCGCCGCCGCGATGACGGTGGACACGCGGAAGAACAAGAACCCGGCGACATCGGCCCCCGCTGTGTCGTCGCCGGAGGGCTCGGAGGTTGGAACCGCCACCGAGCCTGCGGCGCCCGTTGATCAGCCCACTGCGGCGGGCGCCGCACCCATTGCCGAGGGCGCCACATGAAGGAGACGTGGTTCAGCCTGCACGAACTGGCGACGTGGCCGCTGCAGATGCGCGACATCCAGGACGCTGTCGCGGACTACTACGGCATCGACCGCGAGATGTTGCTCGCGAAGTACCGTGACGCCAGCCTCGTAAATGTCCGCCACGTTGCGGTCCACCTCTGCAAGGAGCTGACGCGGTCGTCTTATCCGGCCATCGGCCGCAAGTTCAACCAGGACCACACCACGATCATGTATGCCTGCCGCCGCATCCACGAGCGGCTGCAGCAAGAGCCGACGCTGCGCAACGAGATCGCAGCGATCCGGGGACGACTGGACGCCATTCTCGAACGGAGGACCAAGTATGTCACAGACAGCCAAGACGAAGCCGCCGCTGCTCGGGGACAATCCGCTGCAGAAGGCGTTTGACGACTACCACATCATGGCGGACGAACTCGCCGCCCTCAAAGACCAGAACACCGCGATCATCGCCTCGAACGTCGACCTGATGCGCGAGAACGACTTCCTGCGCAGCGAGGTGACGAAGCTGCGCTCCGAGCGTGACCGGCTCCAGGCGTACAGCATCGACCTGACCACCCGCCTGGACGTCGTGGTGGAGACGGCGAACAACGCCAAGAGCGAGGCGCGCAAGTTCGCGATCAAGCCCGTGGTGCCGGACAACCAGCTCGAACAGGCCGGGCCCGAACAGCAGGCCGCGCGCGAGATCGTCGCGTCGCTGCCTCGGCGCCTGCCGACGAATGCGTTTCAGTAGGAGAGCCAGATGGACTACCCGAGGGAGATGAACACCAGCGACAACTACCCGACGCGCGCCGACAAGTTCATCAAGGCGTACTGCGAACTGAAGGACGGCGACACGGTGGGCGTGATCGATGGCGTCGTCTCCCTCGATGGCAAGGCCGAGGAGCCGGCGATCCTGATCGTGCTCCCGACCGGTGAGTTCCCGTTCTCGGTCGAGGAGATCAAGGACTTCATGATGGGCACCCGCGCCTACCTGGAGCGCCACTACGACGGCGGTGTCGCGCACCTGGTCGAGCAGCTGCAGGACGCCGTCAATGTCATCGAGGCAATGCACGAGAAGCCGGAGCGGGTGAACTGATGAAGTGGAGCGCGCTCCTTGCCGCGTTTCGGCAGTTCAGGCGCGAGGCCTTCGATCTGTCCATGCCTGCCGCAGAAAAGGAAGACGACCGTGAAGAGCCGGTTACACAAACGGGTGGACAGCAAACTGCTGACGAAGCTCTGGTACAGCCGCCTGACGCCCGGCGAGATCGCTGAACGCATGGGCCACAGCACGCAGACGCTGCGGCGCCACGCGAAGAAGATCGGGTTGCCGGCGGATCGCCGCGAGCTGTGGAAGAAGGTTTCCATCGAGGAGCACGCCTCCACCTCGGTGGTTGAACGCAGGGGGCAACAGAGGAGCATGGCATGAACACGCAGCTGTCGAAGACCGAACTGGAAGCGCTCGGCGCAACGCTGTCCTCGGCGCCGCCGAAGGCGGTGGTGATGACGAAGCAGGAGAAGCTCATCAAGCTCGCGCACTTCGCGCGCTGGCGCGGCAGGGATGGCGGGCTGCTCGACGCCATCGAGATGTACTGGAGCCCGCCGAAGCCGTTCTTCCTGTTCCACGGCCTGGAGTACTACATGCCGGATCAGCTCTTCCTCATTGGGCACCCGGAGTCGATCTTCCAGGCGGCGCTCGCGGTGCCGGAGTTTGTCGCGGCCGGCTACAAGGCGGATCTCGAAGGCGTGCCGACGCTCAATGTGGCGCCGATGGTGAGCGTCGGGCAGGCGGCGCGGTTCTTCGAACTGAGCCAGGACGACCTGCACGAGTTCTCGTGCAACTGCGGCGGTGAGATCAGCAACAGCGACATGGCGGATCGGATCGCCAGCATCGCACGGCGTAGCTAAACGATGGGTGCGGTCATGGTCGATGAAGTGAGGAAGATGCTGGACCGTCGCCAGGTGTTGAAGCTGGTGCCGTTGGGAAGGTCGACCATGATCCGCATGGAGAAGGAAGGCCGTTTCCCTCGGGGTGTCTACATCGGGCGCCAGCACAAGTACTGGTACGAGGACGAGGTTGTCGCGTGGCAGGAAGCGTTGCCGCGCGAACGCGCCGTCTGAACACGACAACGCCCGCGAAGCCTTCCGCTTCGCGGGCGTTGCGTTGTCTTCGATCAGGCCGCGAGAGGCAGCGCCTTGTCGCCGAGGATCTCCAAGAGCTGGCTCTCGACCGCAGCGAGCACCTGCCGACGCGGTTCAATGTAGGCAGAGCGGTTATAGACGCCGGTCACATCGGCGGCGCCTTCCTCGGCGTGGTCGAGGCAACGGCCGATGGTCTTGTCGTCGAAGCCGGCGTCACCCGCCAACGTCGCCGCCGTGCGCCGCAGATCGTGCGGCGTGAACTTCTTCATCCTGAGGAAGTCGAGGATGCCCTGACGCAGCACCTTGCCCTTCTTGTCCTTCTTGCCAACGAGTGCCTGCGACAGCGTGTTGCGCTTCATCGGCACGGCGTCACCGGTCTTGTGGCTACGGCCGATGAACAGGAGGTCGTGGTTGTGCTTCGACTTGGCCTCGGCGATCAGCGCCAGTGCGAGGCCGGTCAACGGCTGGGTGATCGCCCGGCGCTTCTTCACGGCCTTCAGCGGCAACTGGATGACCTGCACCTTGGCGACCGTCTTCAGGAACGACCGCTCGGCAACGATCACCTCGCCGGGGCGCAGCATCGTGCACAGGATCAGCTTGAGAGCCAGCGCCACCGGCCGCGATGCCGGAAGGTCGGGATGGTCGAGACCGATCCAGAGCTTCTTGATCTCGTCGCGGTCGAGCGCGCGGTCCTTGCTGTACTCCTTGTCACGCTTCGGCAGGTCGCTGCACGGGTTGCTGGTGACGTACTTGCGCGGCGGCTGCTTCGCCCACTTGAACATCGTGTGGAGCACGGAGCGGGTCCGGTTGCGGCTGGACACGGAGTCGATGGAGAACAGGAGAGCCATCACATCATCGTCGGTGACCTCGGAGGCGACCCATGCGCCCCACGCCGCGCGTGGACGCTTCAGGTAACCCTCGTCGTTCTTCCAGCTCTCCTTGACCGGCCGCAGCTCGCCATCGGCCTTCTTTTCCAAGGTGCTGATCGCGTCGATGTACTCCTTGGCGATCTGTTCGAACGTCACGCCGCTGATCTTGGCGCGCTGTGTGGTGGCGACGCGCTTCTGCTGCGCGAGATCGACGCCGGCCTCGGCCTTCGCCTTGAGCTGGTAGGCCTCGGCGCGCGCCTTATCGACGGTGTAGTTGATCGGGTCGAAGTGCTGCAGGGTCAGCTTGACCTGCTTGCCGAGCGCCTTGTCGTAGTACTTGAAGGCGAACATGGCCGGCGCCGTGGGCGACAGGCGGACGCTGAAGCCTCGGCACTTGTTGTCGTAGATGTCGGTGCGCTGGGTGACCTTGCGCTTGCAGATCTCGGTGGTGATGCTCGGCATGGGCTTGAACCTTTCGAGTAGACCCCGGGTCTAAAAACCGGCCCGGGTCTAGTAAACGAGGTGGGCACGTAATGAACGACACGGAACGGTAAGTGGCTTATTTTAAGGTGTTTACTGCAATACGCCACTAGCCCGCTTCGTCCCGAATAAGGTCATAATAATCTCTGGGGGACTAGGGGTCAAGGGTTCAAATCCCTTCGCTCCGACCAACAAAACCAAGCACTTAGCTCAGAACAAAAGGATCAGACCCGGGGTCTAAACGCCACCGGGGTCTAGCCGGGGTCTAAAGTGTTCACGGTACGACCTGAGACGGCTTGACCACCCCAATAGCGGAACCTTATCGTCCGGCTCAACCAACAGGGGAGCGAGGATGCAGACCGCAGAAACCAAGGTCATGGACCAGCAGATCGGCGCGCGGCTGCGCGCCCGCCGGCTGGAGATGGGCTACAGCCAGGAGAAGATCGCCCACGATCTCGGCGTGTCGTTCCAGCAGGTCCAGAAGTACGAGAAGGGCACGAACCGGATCTCGGGCTCGCGCATGCTGCAGCTGGCCAACCTGCTCGACGTGGCGCCGAGCTTCTTCCTTGGTGACGGCTTCGTCATAAACGAGATCGAGAGCCAGACGCTGCAGATGGCCTCGACGCGGGTGGGCGCCCGCATGGTGGTGGCCTTCCAGGCTCTCCCGACGTCACTGCAGAAGGCGCTCTGTGAGATGGCCGAGGCGCTCGTCAATGTCGGGCACTAGATCACACGAAGTCCCGCACCGACGCCGGGAGCATGTCGATCAGCTTCGGCATGTCCAGGTCTATGGTGGCGTTGTAGTGGATCATCCCCTTCGCCTTCATCGCATTCAAAATGGTCGACGTCCTGGCGCGGGAGATGTCGCACAGCTCGCCGATCATCTGCTGCGTCACGCCGGTCGGCACCGCGCCGAACTTCTCCAGGGAGAGGAGCACGAACGCCACCCGTTGCTCCAGGGTGCCGACGCGCCGCACCATGGCCATGGCGCCGCGCTGGCGCCGGTCGTGGAGGAGGTGGCGGATGATGTAGATGGCGAGGCCGGGCTGCTGGCCCATGGCTTCGAGGGCCGCCTCATTTGGCAATTCGACGATCTCGCAGGGGATCATGGCAGTGACGGTGGCGACGCGCCTGGGCGGGTGGAGCAGCGCCGCCTCGCCGAAGAACTCTCCCGCCTCGGTGATCGCCACCACCGGGTCGGTGTGGCCCGGGATCTCGGCTGGCACCGTGGTCTTGAGCCGACCAATGCGGAGCCAGAAGATCGACTTGGCCGCATCGCCGGTTCGGTAGATGGCCTCGCCGACATCGTACTTGTGAGTGACGATCCTCGGGTCCTTGAGCTTGGACAAGAAGGTCTCAACGGCCTTGGGCATAGTCCACCCGTCGCTTGAAGAGTGTTCCCACGGGAACACTTGTTGATATTTTTTTTGAGGGAGATGTTCCGCCGGCAACACGACGCGTTTGACGGACACCAAATTTCTGCCAGAGTTAACTCGCCTGCTGTTAACACATTGTCGGCGAGTCGTTAGTAAGTTTTCACAAAGGCAACAGGAGACGACCGTTGGCAAAGAAACAGATCGAGATGCAGGTGCGGTGGCGCGTGAGCGCCGAGATCGAACAGGGTAACCTCGAAGCCGTGCTGACCACCTTCCTATCCCTGGGCATCACCAATGTCGGGTACGAGATGATCACCGACATCGCGACGTTCCGGCAAAAGAAGCAATTTGCGAAGCCGCCCCGGAAGATGATCGACGAGTACATTGCGGCGCACGAGGAGTTCACGGTGAGAGAGGTGCTTGCCGTATTGGAGAAAGAGGGCATCACCTACCAGGCGATCTACGGCTACCTCTCCGAATTGCAGGCCGGCAAGACGCTCGCCCGCATCGCCCCGGGACGCTACCGGCGCCAGGATACGATCAAGCTGATCGAGCATCACCCAAAGCCCAGCGCCAAGCCGAAAACTGTTAAGCCCAAGCAAGACAAGCCCCCGCGCAAGCCACGGGGGCTTGCTGCGTTCGGGATGTCTGGCGCCGAATTGATCTGGAAGAAGATGAAGCACCGGGCTGGCACGTTCACCAATGCGGAGCTGGAGCGCCTGTTCGAGGCGGCCGGGCGCTCGCCGAAGTCGGTGTCGCCACAGATCAAGAAGCTCCTCGACGACAAGGTCATCGCGCGGGTCGAGGAGGGTAAGTACAAAATTATCGGCAAACTCAAGACGGTCGGCGAGGAGATCGCCAAGGTCAAGAAGGTCAAATTGGTACCGCCCGCGCCGAAGGCAAAGGCGGTTGTTGAACATCAGGAGGAAGTAGCCAATGCTTAAGCGTACGCCGAGGTCGATACTCACCACCATGAAAGGGAGCAATAGTGGCTCTCTCTGGTTAACGCGCAGCTACAACTTCATCGACAAGGACCCTGAGATCGACAAGTTCAGGACGCTTTGGCAGAAGGAGCGCATCAAGGAGATCGACCTGGCGGACCTTGCGGGCCTCTCGCCGAGCACCATTCACAACATGTTCGGTGGTCAGACGCGGCGCCCGCAGCACGCGACCTTCGCCAAGATGGCCGGCGCCATGGGCTACAAATACGACCTCGTGCGCGACGAGAAGCCCAACTACGACACCGAGATCGCCAAGGCGAAGCAGGAGAAGAAGGAATACATGGCGCTCCTGGCCAAGCGCCGCGAGCGCGCGGAGAAACGGCCCGTCAAGAAGAAGGCGTGACGCCGTGACATGGAAGGCCGGCGCCTGGAGATCGAGCCGTGAATGAAAAGTACCTTGTGCGCCATGGCGGCCTGATGCGCTGTTGTATCGCGACGCTCGATGAGGCGATGGTGGCCGCCGAGAAGCCGCCCGAGGAGGGCGACAAGCTCACCTGCAAATACTGCCACGAAGAGTACGGCATGGTCTTTCGCGACGGTGCCTGGGAGTGGGCGACACCACGATGACCATGACCGCCGCCGGCCTGTGGTTTGCCTTCCCTGGTGTTGACTGGTGGGAGCCGCTGCCGGCCACCTATCCCGATAAAATGACCTTCGCCTGTCGGATCTGCATTGCAAACGTCGGTCTTAAGGCGGATAGCCCGCACCAATGGGCGACCGAGGAGGAGGCCCGCATGCACATCGAGGCGGAACATGGCAGGAGACCGTTTTAGGAAGGAGGCGATGCGGTTCATCGCCTGGAAGCGACGACAAACAAAAACAGGAGGAAGACATGCACGGCAGCTTCGGCAAAATGAACATCATGGACCGCACCGGCCACAGCGAAGTGACCTGGGACCCGGCAAAGCCGGTCGAGGTGCGCGCGGCCAAGGCAACGTTCGAGACCCTGATCGCGGAAGGATATAGCGCGTTCGAGATCAGGGAGGACGGCGAGAGCGGCAAGCGGATCACCGAGTTCAACCCGAAGGCCGGCAAGATCCTGATGAGGCCACAGCTCGTCGGAGGCTGACATGTGGCGCTGGCTCGGCGGCTCGCCTACGGTCACGAACACGGCGACGACGACGTCATCGCCGTCGCCGATATTCAACATCTACCAGACGGCGCAGACCGGCTCGGTGTGGCAGTATCAGGAGCCGACCGGCACCGGCACGCTTGTTTCCGATCACTATCGCCAGATCCAGATGGCGGCGTTCGCCCAGCAGGCGACGAGCAACTGGTTCATGCCATCGGCACCCGGCATCACCTCGATCAAATGGTACCCATTCCACGACACCGACGATGGCCGCGTTCTCTGGGCGCCATCGGCGCCCGCGATCATCACGCGGGAGGAGGAGGGACGGCGCGAGCAGGAGGCCTACCGGCGCGCGGTCGCCGAGCATAATGAGCAGGAGATGCTGCGCAGGCTCTCATCGAGGTGGGCCGCACGCGAGCAGCTGGAGCAGCGGCACCGTGAGGAGCACGAGCGGCGCCAGGCCGCCACGGAGCGCGCCAATGGGCTCCTCCTCGAACATCTCACGCCGGAGCAGCGCGAGACGTTCACGAGTCGTGGCTGGTTCGTTGTTGTGGGCGGGAAGACCGGGACGCGGTACCGTGTGCGCGGCGGCACGCTCACTGGCAATGTCGACGTCATGCACGGCGAGAAGGTAAGACACCGGCTCTGCGCTCATGTGCCCACCGGCCGGGTGCCGATGGGCGATCAATTGCTGGCACAGAAGATCACGCTCGAACTCGCCGAGGACGACTTCCTCCGCATTGCAAACAGGCACGCAGCATGAGCGAGACACCGGACGACAAGATCGTTGCCGAGTTCCGTGAACTGATGAACGAAGTCGCGCACGGACTCGATGAGCTGTTCAATGGCAAGCTCAAGGGCACGGATCGCACTGTCTGCTTCGTATTGCTCACGACGCCATTTGCGGATGTCGGCGGCGAGGACCGGGTCAATTACATCTCCAATGGTACCCGCAAGGATGTGGTGACCATGCTCAAGGAGATCACGCGCCGGTTCGAGGGCCAGCCCGAGATGAAGGGCAGCACATGAAGGTGCCGCCGATGCTCGATGACGCCTATGCGCAAGCGGTTTGCAAGACGGGCCAAGGCGCATTGACTTGCCGCTATTTGATGCTCGGCGGTACAGGCTGGAGGTGCGGCAAGCTTACCGATCTGCGCGGCTTCCTCGATCAAAAAGCCGCGAATGGCGAGATCGGTGCGCAAGGCGACAACTGCGCCGGAGTGGACAAATGAAGATCCCGCGCCTGCCGACCTGGAAAGAGAACTCGATGCCGTACGTGATCGCGGCGCAGGGCTTCTGCATGATCATGTGCGGCATCGTGGTCTACAGATCGCCGCCGGGCAGCTTCGGGCAATTGCTCAACATGATGATGATCGGCGCCAACGGCGCCATGCTGTTCTTCGCCGGCTATTGGGAATGGGCCAGGAGACGCCGCAGGCAGCGCGACAAGATCCTTGTGGAGCAGCAGGAGATGATCGAGGACATGGTCAAGACGATGCAAGCGATGCACGAATTTAACGTGAGCCTCGTGCCCAACGACTGGCCGCCGAGGCCGCCGACGCTGCAATGAGGTACAAGGTGCCCGTGGCTGGCTGGACCGTGTACGACCACCCGAGCGACTACCCGGACGGGTTCGTGGCACGCCGCTGGATCGCGACCACGCACGCGGTCTTGCCGACCGGCGAGATGTTCGTGGCCGATACGCTCAACGAGATCCGCGATCTCCTGCCGCCCGGGCTGACCATGTTTCCGCGCATGGAGGAGGATGATCCGGTGATCTTGGAGGTGTGGCTGTGAGCGAGGAGCTTCGGAGTTTTTTCAATTTCGTGAAGGACCATGCCGCGCTCATTTTCGTCGAGCGCGGCGAGCTGGTGCCGATGTTCTTTGTCCAGCATCAAGACGGCCCGATGGCCATTGTGCCGTGCCCGTGGCGGGACCACGGCGAGAAGCGCATGATGATCGAGGCATTGAAGCGCGTGATCAAGATGACCGGCGGCGCGCAATACTACGCATTCGTGTGCGAGGCCTGGATGGCCAAGGTCCCGGCGCCAGAAGGTGCTGTGTTCGACGCATCCAAGGAGACGCCACCGTCGCAGCGGGCGGATCGGTATGAAGCGGTGTGGGTGGTCGCCGAGGAGAAGGGCACCGCCTTCGGTGGCTTCTTCAAGATCTCGCGCGACAAGGACAACAAGCCGAGCGTAGGCGAGTTCGAGGAGATGACCGAGCCCGGCGGAATGATCATGATGGGACCGTTCCGCAACATCCTCGGCCACGAGGTTCTGCAGTGACCGAAGAGCCAGAAGACTTTCATGAGATCTGGTGGATCTATTCGCCGGCCGAGGACGCCGAATGGGCCGGGCTGCGCATTGCCCATTTTCGCAAGACGGCGGACGGCCACCTGTTCGTGTTCATTCAGGGCGAGTTGCCCAAGCGCGTTGGCCCACGCCTGTGGGAAGACATCACGGTGCGCGAGCAGTGGGTGAAGGTGAAGCAGATCCTGGTGCCGACCACGGATGAGATCAGGGCAGCGCTATGAACAAACTCCCCGTCGACCTCGTCCTCGACAAGATCGTGATCGACACCATGGCCGCCTGGATGGCCGGCGAGCCGGTGTGGCCGTACGCCAGGATCATCGAGACCTGGGGCGATGTGTACGAGGACGAGCATAGGAAGTTCGACCGTCGCACGGCCGAGATCTTGAAGAAGGGCGAGGAGACCGGCGTCATCGACTTCGGCGATGTGGAAATGCCCGACATGAACCGGCTCATGAACGCCTGGCACACCCGCGACTACTGGACCCGGCATTACGGCTTTGCGCTCCCGTGCGCCGAGCTTCTCGATGCGCTCGCCGAGCATGGCCCGATCATCGAGGTTGGCGCCGGCACCGGCTACATGACGCGTTTGATGCGGCTCCGTGGCATCGACGTCATTGGGAGCGACATGCTCGACGAGAGCTATTTCTGGACCTGCGGCGAGCACGATCTAGGACAGCAGCGCGGTCAGGCCAAGACCATGGTGCGCAGGTTCAGCCACCGCACGGTCTTCTGCTCGTGGCCCTCGCTCAACTTCACCTGGTTCAAGCAAATGCTCCGCGCGATGCGGATCGGGCAGAAGCTCATCGTCATTCGCGAGGAGGCGTGCGCCGACGACGCCGCCTGGCGCTACCTGGATGGATGTTTCGAGGAACTGGCGTATATTGACATCCCGACGTTCCCGCACATGCACGACTACGCGCAGGTGCTCGTGAAGCGGAAGGGCAGGTCAAATGATCGAATTGAGGTGTAGCCGCGATCTCGCATTGCGCCTCGGCGCCGTCGTGCCCGGCACGACGCAGGAGCACCGGCAATTGAGGGATAGCGGGCGCCACATGCTGATCCGCGATGTCGAGACCGGCTGGGCGCTCTTCTGGCCGCTGCAACAGGAAAGGGCGGCGAGCAATTCCAGCTCACCGCCCAGGTATCTGCTCCCATAGAATACCGTTTAGTCGACGAGACGCTCCACCGCCTTCGCCGGCACGCCGATGCCCAGGAGAGCGAACGCGACGGCCGCTGATGCGCGATCCTGGGCGCCGCTCCTGAACCCATGGATGCCGTACAACGCGCCCAGGACGCCCGCTGCCGCGATCTGGCGGCCCTGCGGCACCACCTCCTCCAGGAGGCGCGCGATCTCGTCGATGATGGCGTCGCGGTAGGACGACATGGTGGACATGGCCTCAACCAACCGGCGCCGTTCCTGGCGGCTATAGAACACCGTCAATGCGGCGGCGAGCGCGTTGATGGGCCTCAATTCGAGCTTCGCCGCGTTGCGCATGGCGTTGATGTCGGCCCTGGCCAATTGCACGATGGCGGCGGCGAGGAGATCGGAGCCGTCTGCGAAGAAATTGTACACGGTGCCAATTGAGACCTCGACGCGGTCGGCGACCGCCTGCGTGGTCAATGCATCGATGCCGCCCCTGGCAATGACCTCAATTGCCGCGTCGATCATCGCCTGTTTCCGGGCCTGCTGTGCGGCCAGGACGGCCTCTGTCTTGCGGAATGCCATCTATTGCTCCTATTGTTCGGTGTTGCTGTATCAGGCCTCGTGGCCTCTCAGGCGCGGGTGCCCGCCGGCAGTAACAGGGCCCGAGGGCGCCAACCCTCGGGCCCACCAGGATCAAGCTTTCTCCTGGCAGATCGCGTAGGCGGTCGAGAACCGCGCGTCGCTGCGGCAGAGGCTCTCGAACTTATTGACGAAGAGAACGACGGCGGCGTCGTCCCATGTGCCCTTGGTGGACCGCGTGGCCTCCTCGGCGCTGTCGACGACCTTGACGAACTCACGCGCCAGGGCGCGCAGGTTGCCAGCGTTCTGGACGTCGAGAGCCACCTTGAAGCGGTTGTACGACGCTGCGTCGTCCCAATGGATGGTGATGGTCTTGCTCATCGGCCGCCTCCGACCTTGTGCGTGACCTTCGACGTCGGGCGGCGCAGCTCCCACCCATCGGCGTTCTCATACCCGGGCAATTTGCGAATGGCGCCATGCCGGATCGCGTCGATGATCCGCCAGGCGATACTCTGTTCGTAGTCGTCGGTCTCGCAGGCCTGGTAGTCGAAGCACTCGCATGCCTTGAGGATCTCAATAGGCTGCGGGCGCCGGCTCAATGGCCACGGGCGGAATGAGTAGTTCTCCGCATCCTGGCCATCGGTGCCGGGCTTGCTCAGACCCGGCTTGCTCGCATTGAGATCGCGGTAGCGGAAATAGACGCTCCGCTCATTCTCGGTGAGGAGGATGCGGCCGATCTCCTCGGCATTGTCGAGCGTGATCTCGATGCGCCGGTCAATGGTGGGCACGTAGTAGCTCACCTGATCGAGGGCGAACGATAGGAGCCCGTCGATGTGGTCGTGGGAAACAATGTAGGCGGACATGTTAACCTCTCAGGTTCGTGTTGCTGACGGCCATCGTCAGGCACCGCATCACGGTGCGACCGGCGCTCACGCGCCGGTTTCGGCCTCATCGTCAAATTGGTGGTCGAAGATGTCGCCGCAGGCGAGCCAGAGGATGCGCTGCAGGTTTTGATCGTGGTCGGCAAGGTCCTTGTCGTCCCAGGCGCCGTACTCGCGCAATTCGCCGGCAAGGAGCGCCGGATCGATAGCGGCGAGCTGGGACGCGATCTCGGGCTCACGCGAGAGGAAGAGCACGTCCTCGTCGCATTGGCCCTGATGGTAGCCGGTACGCGCCTGATCGAGGGTGATCTCGATCTCGATGCGGCCGGATGATGTTGAGAACCACGCCATGTTCACGCCTCCTTCTGTGGTGGCAGAATGTACGCGTGCGCGGCGGCGCCCGGGTTGTTCTCCCTGAGCCCGCGCAGGTAGACGTCGGCGAGGGCCTTGCTGCTGGTGCGGTAGATGGCGCGCAGCTGATGCGGCGGATCGATCACCACGGTCCACTCCGTCGCGTGCCACAGCTGCGTCTTGGCCTTGTCCTGGTGCCACGTTGACATGTTCACGCCTCCAGCCGTTTGAGGACGCGGCCGACCTGCACGTCGGACCACGCGGCGCCGGTCGCGGATGATACCTTGAGCCGGTTCAATTCGGCGGCAATGGCGCGGTTCGAGGTGACGCCCTTCGCCTGGATGAGTTCGATGTACGGCTTGACGCTCTTCGCGAATGCCGTCGCCACGGCGCTCTTGGCCTCACCGGCGGCCCTATTGGCGGCGGCGAGGTTCGGGTTGCCGAGCTTGACGCCGCGCTTCTTGGCGGCCCGCAATGCCGCGCGTGTGCGTTGTGAGATGAGCGCCGCCTCCTTCTGCGCCACCGCCGCGTAGATGTGGAGCATGAAGGGATCGACGTCGGGCCCGAGTTCGGTGACGACGAACGGCACGCGCTGCGCCATCAGGCCGGAGATGAAGTGGACATCACGCGAGAGCCGGTCGAGCTTGGCGACGGCGATCTTGGCGCCGTGCTCACGCGCGGCATCGAGCGCCTTGGACAATTCTGGACGCTGGTGCAATGCATCGGCGCCCTTGCCGGTCTCGATCTCGATGAACGTGTGCGAGATGGCCAAACGGTGCTGCTCGGCGAAGCGGAGCACGGCCTCCTTCTGTGCATCGAGGCCGAGGCCAGAGCGGCCCTGCTTCTGCGTGCTGACGCGGTAGTATGCGACGAGGGTCTGCATTAAAGCACCTCCACGCGCGTGCCGGCGGCCTTTGCGGCGGCGAGAGCGGCAGTGCGGCTGTTGTAGCCCTCAACCGAATAGATCTCGTCGTTGAACGCGTATGCGACGGTGAACGGCTCCTCGGCGCGCGCGCTGTACTCGGCATACACGGCGTCTGAGGCGCCAACGATGACGCGGTCGTCCGCAACCGGCTCTGATGTGATCTTCGACATGGTGTTCCTCTCAGGTTTGAATTGCCGATGGCCATCATCGGCGTGTGGTGCCGCTACTTCTGCTTCTTCCAACTTTCACACTCGGAGATGCTCTCAAAACACCAATAACCGCCTTCGACTTTGACGACCTTCTCTGCCCACGGGCACGCCTTCTCGGCCTGCTTGCGGCTGGAGCACTCGACGAATTGTTTGCGCATGGTGTTCTCCCAGGTATCGCCCAGGCCATCTGGGCATGGCAAAGACTACCATATTCGGCGCGTGTTAACAGCAAGAAATGAGGCCGTCCTCAAATTAATTGGTTGCGTCGGCAACGAGTGAAACGCCCGCATTGTTTGCACACGAACGAATGGGACATAAGAAGAACAGCGCGATCAGCGCGGTACCTGGTGGGCTTGACAAGCGTTTTGCGCATCGCTCTCCTCGCGCGCGGCTCAGACGACATGAGATCCCACACATGACCTGCGGCCCACGCACCGATGAGGAGCTGCACCGCGAAGCGGTGTGCTGGCTCATCACCATCACCTTCCTCCTCGCCTACACCTGCTGGCTCTACCTCTGAGCCCTGCCTCACACCTTGAGCAAAGCGCGCAGCGCGTGGTAGCGTGCTCGCCATGCCCGCGATGCAAAACATCCGCCACGAGAAGTTCGTCCGCAACTGGGTCAAACACCAGAACGCGACAAGAGCTTACGCCGAGGCCGGCTACAACACGACAACCCAACGCGCCCTTGAGGTGAATGCCAGCAGGCTGCTGAGGCATGCTGAAGTGCAACGCCGCATCCAGGAGATCAGGCGACAGATGAGCACCAGGACACGCATCACGGTTGAGAGTTTGCTCCAGGATCTGGCCGACGACCGCAAGCTGGCGCGCGACTTGGGACAGACGAGCGCGGCCATCCAGGCGACGCAACTGGCTGCTCGACTTGTCGGGCTCCTCGTCGACCGCAAGGAGACGGGCGCGCCTGGAGAGTTCGCGCAGCTGCAGACCACGGAAGAGGTGCTCGCCAAGGTGCGGGCCGAGCTGGGCGAGGACGCGGCTGCTGCCCTGGCTGCGACGCTCGCCAAGGCCGAGGAGGCCGAGGCGAAGCAGGCCGAGCTGCCTGCCGTTGCTGAGCCGATGCCTGAGCGCGGCCCTGGTGACACGCTCAACTGATCCATTCGTCCGTTTGGATCTGTCGACCCACCGATAGCGCCGGCACATCAAGGGCTTACGCCAGGGCGGCCCACCCACCCAGGGCCGCCTCGGGCCGCCGGGAGGGGAGCCGTACTACCCGGGCGGGGGCCGCAGGCGCGGCGACGGCGGTGAATTTTTGGTTTAAAGCCCGCCCTCCCTTGGGTCCCATCTGGGAAATTTTCATATGGGTCCCATCCGCAAAATTTTTGGGTCCCATGTTCCCGTCGCGACACCCGCATCTGTAAACACGCCATCGGCTTTGGTAGGGTCCCATCTGGCGCCGTTTGCTTTCCTCGCTCACACCCTATGGTCGGTGAGGGTGGTCCTGTAGTGATGCAGGACTGGGGCGGCGCCAGGGGGGCCCGTGTTCGTGCCTGCGGGTCCCTCTTTTCATTCACACGGAGGATGTCATGAGCCTCGCGAACCTGGATGAGTATTGCGGGACGGAGCCGATGGTGACCGATGCCTTTGAACGTCTCTCGCCGCTCGAACGTGAGCGAGTTAACGCAGAGGCGGCCGAGACGCTCTACGCGGTGTTCAACGCCGCGCACTGCGCGACGGGCTGGTGCGGCGATGCCGACGAGGAGTGCTGGAAGGCTGGGTTGCCGGTGATGCGGGAGGCGATGGCCAGGCTGATGTTGAGGACGAGGTGATGCTCTGTGCGCCGCTCCATGATCTGGGTCCGTGGCGCCATGAGTGGCACCCGACCGGGCGGATCGACGTGCACGCGGGCGGCATGGTCCGCGACCGGCCGGCGCTCCTGGTCGAGTTCGTGCGGTGCTTTCATTGCCGCCAGGACGGGCTCCGGTACGGGAACTCTTCTGTCGTGTTTACCTGGGGGACGAGATGAAGCCTGTCATCGCCAACCACCCTGGCTACATCGGCGCGTTCTCGCGCGACGAGGCCGAGGGCGCGATCCCGAACGGCGCCGTGGTCCGCAAGAGAAATAGCGAGAAGGGCGACACCCGGCCGAACGGCGACCGTGGCCGGGTGCTCGGCTCCATCGACATGCAGGCGCTCGGCATGATGGACGCGGAGCGCGCCGGGCACCGGTTCATGTACTTTGTTGAGTGGGACGCGACGCCGGGCTGCGCGGTCGCGGTGGTCGATGTGAAGGTGGGAGCGGAGCAATGAGGTCCTGCGGCGATTGCCAGCTATGCTGCCGTCTTCTGCCCGTGCGCGCACTCGCGAAGGAGGCTGGCGAGCGCTGCCGGCACCAGAAGTTCAAGGTCGGCTGCACCGTCTACCGTGGCGCCGGCTTTCCGGTGGAGTGCGGCGCTTGGTCGTGTCGCTGGCTGGTTGACGACGACGCCGCCGATCTCGCGCGGCCGGATCGATCTCATGTGGTCGTCGACATGATGATGGACTACGTTGAGGCGCGTGACGACGAGACCGGCGAGGTGCGAAGGGTTCCGGTGGTGCAGGTGTGGGTCGACCCGAAATACCCCGACGCGCACCGCGATCCCGGCCTGCGCGCCTACCTCAACCGGCGCGGCGCCGAGGGCATCGCCACGCTGATCCGATATAGCTCCACGGTCGGGTTCACGCTGTGGCCGCCGAGCATGAGCGGCGGCGGCTGGGTCCAGCTGTCTGGCCAGAGCAGCGGGCGCGATCATACGGCGGATGAGATCGTCAACTTTTTGGTGGGAGCGGAGCGATGAGCCTAGCGAATCTGGGGCGGCCCGTGGCATATCGTTGGCGTTGGCCCTATACGGATGATCCGTTTTTGTGGTCGTACAACGACAAGCCGCCGCCGTTTCATGATCCATCGAGCATCGTGATTGAGCCACTCTACGCCACCCTCCCCGAGCGCGGGGACGTGAAGGCGCAGACAATGGAAGCTGCGCTTCGCGAGATCGCCGATACAGACCAATACCCGGACAGCGAGGATACTGCATCTGAGCTTCGTGAGATTGCGCGCCGCGCCCTCTCGCAGCCAGCACAGGAGGTGATGAAGGGGGAGTGATGACGCTGATTTTTGCGCTTCTGATGGTTTACGGGCTGGCGGTAGCGGCGGCGGTGGTCGCCAACCATGTCGAGGACGAGACGGATCGGTGGCCGGGCAACAACATGAAGCGGCAGAAATGACCGGACACGCCAACCTCGGCGTCGCCGTCGTCTGCCAGGATGACGGGCTCTCCTGCACGGTGTGCGCGCCGAACGCGATGCCGCGCGCGGCGGTCGTTGCCATGGCCAACGTGGCGATGCCGGGCCCGAGGGCGTGGCGCATCGTCGACAAGGGCGACATCATCTTCGTCGGCGGCGCCCAGAGCCGGCCGTGTCCCGACGACCCGACGCAGCGGCAGCACTTCTTCCTGATCCGTGGCGAGAACGTGATGGGAGAGGCGTGATGTTCATGTGGGCGAGCGCGTGCGCTGCAGCGGTTACTGGAGGAGAAATACATGGCCACGGTTAAGAAGGGCATTCTGACGCGCGCGGGCGAATGGTGGACGCACCTGCGGCCATATGGCAAGCGCGAGTTCTGGAAGGGCGAGCGGCGGGCGGCCGACGCCGACGCGCGCGAGCAGATCGATGAGGATCGGGCGGCAAAAAACCATGAATACGACTCCTATCTGGTCAATGCCCGACGTCGCGAGCAGTACAAGGCCGATCTGGACCAGGCGCTCGACGAGTTCGAGGCCGACGCGCCGCCGTCGATCATGAAGGAGGAGCCGAAGAAGCAGCTGGAGGAGCCGAAGTGAAGTACCGCCCGCACAAGGGTCTCGTCTGGGACTCATTGGCCGAGATGGTCGAGGTCGACGGCCGGGCCGGCCTCATTGCGCACCTGCGGCACGAGCTGCGCAACTGGCCAACCATGGACGGCTTCACCGACGATCAGGTCGGCGTCACACCCAATGGTGGCGACGACGACCGCATCGGCTGGAAGGACGTGCACATCGTCACCATCGACGGCTACGGTGTCATGGGCTTCTGCGAAGGGCCGGCAACATGAGCAAACCCGACTTCAGCAACCCGTTCATCTGCACGGCCGAACACCCATGGTCGCCCGGCGCGACTAAGGGCGCGCTTGTCCTGCATCCCGATGCGCGCGAAGTCGGCGAGCAGGAAGACGGGTATCCTGGCGGCGACATCGTAACTCGTCGTTGTCCGAATTGCGGGCACGAGTGGACGCAGGAATTGCCTCAATGACCTTCCCGCCGCCGACCTGCAAGTCTCCGCGCGCGTGCGAGCACACCAATGCCTGCATGTCGCGCTGCAGCCCGGATCTGACAGTCCAATTCTTCCCTGGCGACCGGGTGGAGAAGTACACGGGCGACTACCAGCTCGAAGGCACCGTGATCGGCTGGGCGAAGACGAGCAAGAACGTGATCCGGTACGTGGTCGAGCACGAGCCCGGCTTCCTGCACATCTACTCGGCGCAGAACTTGAGGAAGGTGCCGTGACCTTCCGCATTGAGAAGCACATCACCCGCGCGATGCTCCGCGCCAACCCGGCCACGCTCTTTGTCTTCGGCGACAACTACGCCGGCATCGGGCGCGGCGGCCAGGCCAAGGAGATGCGCGGCGAGCCGAACGCGGTCGGCATCCCGACGAAGTGGGCGCCGCACATGCGCGAGGACGCGTTCTTCAAGAACGAGGATCTCGAAAAGGTCCGCCTGCTGATCGATGCGCGGTTCACCCGGCTGCTCAACCACATCAGATCCGGCAACGAAGTGGTCTGGCCGGCGGACGGGATCGGCACGGGCCTCGCGGAGCTTCAGGCGCGGGCGCCGAAGATCTGGGCGCTGATCGAGCACCACAAGGTCAACCTGATCGCCTGGAGCAAGGCGTGAGGCTCCTCGTCTGCGGGAGCCATAGGTTCGGTAGCCCGGCGATGGTCTGGACGCATCTCGACCGGCTCCACGCCGAGCTGCACTTCACGCACATGATCCACGGCGGCGCCAAGTTCATCGACACCTTCGCGAGCGAGTGGGCGGCGACCAAGCCTGAGATCACGCGCTACATCTGTCGCGCCGAATGGAAGAAGTACGGCCTTGGCGCCGGCCCACGCCGCAACAGCCGCATGCTCGAATGGAGGCCGGACGTCGTCGTGGCCTTCCCGGGCGAGAACGGCACCGCCGACATGGTCAAGAAGGCGCGCGCCGCAGGCGTGCGCGTCATCGAGATCGAGGCTTAATGATCTCCCGCATCCTGGCGTCGTCGATGCCGCGCCCGTGCGTGTAGCTGTTCGTGGCGCGGAGCCGGTCCTGCGTGAACGTCACGAACGCCTTGCTCTCATTAAGCGCCACGGTCCAGTGGTTGTCGTGCGCGGTGATGTGGACATAGAGCGCGTGCCCGCGCCCGAGCGGCGTGTCGACCTCGATGGGCTCCCGAAACTCAAGGATCATGGCGCGCTCGTCGCGAACTCTTCCTGCTGCGGCTCGTCCGGCATGTCGCCGATGATCGCGAATTGCACCGCCGTGCGCAGGAGCCGCACGCCCATCGGCGCCAGCGCGCGCTCCCACAGCTCGCGGGCGCTCTCGCCCGGCCGCACGAAACACCACTCCTGAAGCACGATGCCGCCGGCATCCAGGCGGTCGGTGAGGCGGTAGACGGTGCCGCCCGCAATTGGATCGCCATCCTTGATCGTCCACTCCACGGCGGCGGCGCCACGGTGGCGCGGAAGGAGCGACGGGTGATAGCCGATGCCGCCGAAGCGGGAGACGGTGAGCGCCTCCCTGGTGACCTTGGCATGGCTGTGCGCGGTGACGATCAGGTCGGTGTCGCGCGCGATCTCGGCCGCCGAGACCCGCCTCGGGTCGGCCTGCACGATCACCTCCGTGCCGCCCGCACGGGCGGCCGAGGCGAGCCGGTCCTCGCCGTCGTGCACCACCACACGCACCACCTCGACACGCAAGAACGAGAGGAGCATCTCGAACACGGAGACGCCGAAGTGGCGGGAGCCAATGAGGGTGACCTTCATTGCCCGTCCGCCTCGACCGCGCGCGAATAGAGGATCTTGTGGCAGAGGTCCGCGAGCCAGCGGACCTGCTCCATGCTCATGGCCACCTCGCAGATCGGCTCGTAGTCCTCGTTGACCGCGATGACGTGCAGGCAGCAGATCGGGTCGGGACAGGCAACAATATCGAAGGCGTGCGCGCGCTGGTTCATTTCACCATCTCCCATGCCATGGGCTCGCCGCGCTTGATGTCGCGCGCCGCAACCTCGCCAATGATGCCATCGATCCGCGACGGCGGCAGGCCATTGCCCGGCCGGATCGAGCGCACGTTCTCCTCGGTGAACATCTCGCCGGCCTTGATATCGGCGACGGCAAAGAGCGAGCGCCGCAGCGGGAGGTGCATGTACTCGGCGCGCTCCGGCGGCGGCTGCATGGCGTCCCAGGTATTCTTCACATGCTCGACCATCCGCATGAGGTCGACCTCGTCGAGCGAGAACGGCGAGTCCTCGGTGTCCGGGTGCCAGGACAGGCGGAAGTGCTTCTCGATGATGCTGACGCCGCAGGCGGTCGCGGCGATAGGGATCTCGGGCCCGACCGAGTGGTCGCTGATCCCGTCCACGAAGCCGTGCCGGATGCCGTACTTCGGGCGCAGCAGATCCGCCTGGCTGTGCGGCGTCGGGTACTCCGAGACGCAATGGAGGAGCGCGTGCTCCCATTGCCCATACGGCCCGATGGCCGCTATCGCGGCGGTGATCTCCTGGTAGCTGGCCATGCCGGTCGAAAGAATGAGCGGCCTGCCGGTCGAGGCGGCGTATTTGATGAGCGGCGTGTCGACCAGCTCGAACGACGCGATCTTGATGGCCGGCGCATTGAGCCGGTCCATCAGGTCGACGGCGCTGCGGTCGAATACCGACGCGAACCAGGTAATGCCGGCCTTCTCGGCGCGCTCCTTGATCGCCGGGAACCATTCGAACGGCGTCTTCGTCTCCGAATAGAGTTCGTAGAGGTTGCGCCCGGCCCACGGGCCCTCGGGAATGGTGAACTCCGGCCGGTCGCAATTGATGGTGATGGTGTCCGCCGTGACGCACTGAAACTTGACCGCGTCGGCGCCGCAGAACCTGGCCGCGTCGATCAGCTCCATGGCGCGCGCGAGCGAGCCACCATGGTTGCAACTGACCTCGGCGATGATGTAGGGCCGGTGCTGCCTGTCAATCTCGCGTCCGTTGATGATCATGTCACATCCCATCCAGGTGGCGCCGCGCGTGGCAGAGCACGGACGCGAGGAAGAAGCCGAGGAGGAAGCAGAAGAGCGGCTTGACCTCGGGCGGTATCCAGAAGTGAAGCGGCGTCACGACCGGGATATTGCCGAGGTTCACAGCGTCTCCACCAGAAGCTCGGCCAGGCGCTTCGCCAGGTTGTAGATGTCGACGCTCTTGATGTCGTCGGGCACCGAGAGCTGCGCGATCTTGCAGTTGAGCGTCTTCGACGCCTGCGGGTCCAGGATGATCTTGTCGTCGGGATCGTAGACGATGTGCAGCTTGGGCATCAGAGCGTCTCCTTGGCGGCCTTCCTGAACGCGTCGCCAATCCGATCGATCTGCTCCGGCGTCGGGTCCCAGGCGCAATTCTCGAAGTAGAAGAGCCGCCGGGCCTGCAGATCCTCGGCGACCGGGCACGGGCGCCGGTAGCGCGCGAATGCCGGGAGCCTATACAGCGGTTCGACGTAGCCTTCAACGATAGGCACGCCGCTCGTGCGCAGCGATGCGCAGAACGCGCGGCGGTGGCGATCCGTAAACACCTCCTCATCGAGCGGGCCGTCATCCCGCCCGTCGATCAGGAACGGGATCAGGTAGAACACGTTGCTGAAGTCGTCCCTGATCGGCGGCGCCTTGATGCCAGGAATGTCGCCGATGGCGCGCAGGATGTTGTGCGCCTGCTCCACCCGGCCGCCGACGAGCCACGGCCCGCGCTGGAGCTGACTTACCGCGATGGCGGCGCAGACCTCGGGCATGCGCAGGTTCAGGCCGATAGGGCCCATGAGGTTCTCGCCGTGGTTGACGAGGCCGCGCAGGCGCCAGGCGAGGCCGTCGTCGTCGGTGGTGATCATGCCGCCTTCGCCGCATTGGATGTGCTTGTGGACATTGAGCGACCAGACGCCGATGTGGCCCATGGTGCCGATGTAGCGCCCGATGGCGATGGCGAACGGCGACTGGCTGTTGTCCTCGATCAGGTAGGTGCCGCACTCCTTGTCCCATTCGCGCCGGCCAAGGTGGCCGGCCCTACCGAACAGGTTGGCCGAAAAGATCGCCTTGGTGTTCTCCGGCATGGCGCGCGTGACCATGCCGAAGTCGTCGTCGTTGACGTCGCAGAAGAGCGGCGCCGCGCCCGTGAACATCGGCGCGGCGGCGGTCGCCGACATGGTCATTGCCGAGACGGCAAACCTATCCTCCGGCCCGAGGTTGACCGCAAACGCGGCGGCGAGGAGGCCCGAGGTGGCGCTATTGCAGGCGATGGCGTGTTTGACCTTGAACGTGTCGGCCCACATGTCTTCGAGCATCTGGACGTAGAAGCCGCCGCGCTCCTTGCCGGCCAGGTAGCCGGACAGGTCCATATGCAGGGCGGTCATCGCCGCCGCGCGCTCACGGTCGTCGATGCCGCTCCACCGCTTCATCGCGCCGATCATGGCTGCTCCTTCTTGTAGAGCATGAACTCGCCATCCTCGCCGACGTGGACGAAGCCGGCGCCCTCGAAGGTCTTCCTCGACGCGGCGTTCTCCGGCCGCACGACGGTGTGCAGCTTGCACCCGCTCATGTTGGCACAGGCGGCGGCGAGCATCGGCGCGCCCAGGCCACGGCCACGGAAGTTCGGCGCCACGATCACCGAGGTCTCATAACTCATGACGTCGCGCCGGTCGGCATCGAAGCGGACCACGCCGCAGCTGCCCTCGTCGGTCTCGGCGATCATGACGATGTGGGTCGGGTAGCCCTGGAGCACGTTGAACTGCATCCAGCGGTCGTGGTCCTCGCGCGGCACCTCGGCGGTGGAGCGGAAGCCGGCGCGGGTGACCGGGTCGTTGCGCCAGGCGAAGAGCGTGTCCGCGTCGGACATGCGGGCAGGTCGGAAGTCGAACATTAGCGAATGCTCCTATAGGTGACGAAGGCCTCGGCGGCGGACACGCCGACGCAGGAGCCACGGTAACGGGCCAGCGTCCTCACGACGCTGTACGAACGCGGGTGCGGAAACGGGCGCATCTCGTCGTCGTAGAGCTTCAGCGCCGCGATCTTGTCGTGAATGAAGTCGGCGATGTCGACGAAGTGCGTCGGGTTGAAGGTGATGCCCCACTCGGTCGACGAGAGCACCTCGAAGCCGTAGATCGCCCTGACCGAGGCGCCAGGGAGCGGGCGCAGCGCGGTCATGGTCGCCTTGTGCACCATGCGGTGGTCCTCGTTCAGGTCGCCGTGGTGGTGGGTGTAGACGATGGTCGGCCGATATTGCTCGACCTGGCTCTCGATCATCTGGGTGATGTCGAGCAGCGGCACGGTGCCCAGGCGCTGGTCCTTGAGGTCGAAAAAGACCGGCGGGTGGATGTGGAGGAGCTGGCTCACCTTGAACGCGGCGATGTTGCGGTTCGGCTGCGCCGCCATGATGCGCGCGGTCTCGCCATCGGCAACAAACACGCAGGTGACCTCGTCGCCATCGGCCCAATGCCGGGCCATGGTGCCGCCGCAGCCGAGGATCTCGTCGTCCGGGTGCGCGGCGATGACCATGACGCGTTCGCTCATCGCCCGGCGTCCTTGATCTTCAGGAAGAAGCCAGCCTTGCGCAGGATGGCGACGATCCGCTCCGGCGGGATCGGCGGCATCAGGCCGGCGAGGGTGTCGCGGCTGGCGGTCATAAGGAGCCACGGTTCGATCTTCACAGGAAGTGCCTCGTGCAAGCAATGAGAAAGGCGCCGCCGCAGATGATGATGCAGACCGCCTTCCAGTCGTCGTCGCGCTTGGCGTCGGCCTGCATGGCGCCGGTCATGAAGAACAGCAGGCCGATGAGGATGTCCTTGAAGGTCATCGTCAGCTCTCCACGTACCGGCGCCGCACCAGGATCTCGTCGACCCGGTTTGGCGGCTTGAACTCTTTGCCCTCGTGCATGCGGATGGTGGCGTCGAGGATGTCGAAGCCAGCCATCACCGTGAACATGCAGGAGCCGGAGAGGCGCGGGTTGACCTCGATGATGTACGGCACGCCCGTGTCCTTCTCGACGATCACCTGAATGTTGATCGGACCACGGAAATAGAACTTCTTCGTGACGTCCTCGGCGAGCCAGATGAGCCGCTCGTCCATCTTGATGCGGCCGACCGTGCTCACATTGGCCGCCTGGATGCGCAGCCGTGGCACCGCGAACAGCATCTTGCCGTCCATGCCGCAGAGCACGTCGATGGTGTACTCATCTCCGTCGATCTGCTGCTGGCACAGGTACCCGGTCTTGCTGAGCCGGCCGATGATCACCTGGTCCTCGGTGAAAAAGACGCCCTTGCCGCCGCGCCCGAGGTCGGGCTTGCAGACGGCCTTGCCGCTGGCAAGCGCCATGGTCGGCGCCGGCAGGAGGCCCGCCTCGCCGAGCTTGCGCTGCTGCTTGTTCTTGCTCGTGAAGATGTCGAGCGTGTCGCGCGGCGAGATGAACTCATCCGGGATCACGCCGAAGTCGAGCGTCAGCTCTTCATCGAGGAACGGGAAGTAGCAGCCGCAGCTGCTCATCGTCCGGCCGAGGTACTGAATGTACGCGTACCGGTGCGTCGCGATGTTCGGCGACAGGTGGAACTCGTCGCAGAACTTGGCGCCGAGGCCCTCCTGCAAACTGTCATGGCCGATGACGTAGTGGCCGAGCGCCTGCAGGTGGCGGATGATCGACGGCGCGACCGGCGAGGCGGCGGCAGAGAGCATTACGTGCATTTGAGGATGTCCCGCAGTTCGTCGACCGTGAGCCGGCGGGCATTGTCGCTGCTCTGCCAGGCGTCCATGCTCTCGTGCATCTTCTCGAAGGGCGGAAGGCCCTTCACCTCCATCTTCGCACCCATGGCCTCCGCAAGGTCACCCAGGCGGTACGCCGGCAGCGTCGGGATCGAGATCTCGCCGCCCTGCATGCTCTTCGCGGTATCCAGGACGAGGTCGACCGCCTGCTCCATGGTCATGAAGAAGCGGGTGCAGTCGGGATCGGTCACCGGCACGGTGTCGGAGGTTTCGAGGATCTTGCGCCAGGTTGGCACCACCGAGCCGGTCGAGCCCCAGACATTCCCATATCTTACAATGGAGAAGATCGGGCCCTGGTTGCCGCGCGTGTTGTTGGCGGCCAGGAAGAGGCTCTCGGCGAACGCCTTGCTGGTCCCGTACGGGCTGATCGGCTGGTACGCCTTGTCGGAGGAGAGAGCCACGATCTTGCGCACGTTGGCGTCGGTGGCGGCCTCGATCACGTTGGCGGCGCCGTCGATGTTCGTGCGCTTGACCTCCAGCGGGTTGTAGTTGCCGGTCTCGATCCGCTTGAGCGCGGCGGCATGGATCACCAGTTCGATGCCTTCCATGGCGCGGCGCAGCCGGTCGCGGTCGCGCACATCGCCAATGAAGTACCGCATGCGCCAGTTCGCCGAAGGCGAGAACGCATTCATCTCGCGGTTCATCTCGGCCTGGCGGTGCTCGCCACGGGAGAAGATCGCAATGCGGGTGGGTCCGTACGGCGTCAGCGTGAGGAGCCGGCGCGCGCAGGCGGTGCCGAACGCTCCAGAGCCACCGGTAATGAGAACGGACCTCACAGCAGGAGCCCTCGCACGCCCGAGGTGACGCTGGCGCCGTCGAGCACCTCGGCGATGTTGTCCTTGCGCACCGCCTCGGCCACGACGCCGAGCGCGTGGTCGTAGCTCTTCAAGATGCGCTTGATCTCATTCGGCCCGTGCGCCGCGCAGATGTTGTGGCTCGACGTGATCAAGGTGCCCGAGGCGATCATCTCGCGCCGGAACAGGGCGGCGACCTGCTCGTTCGCAAAATGGATGCGCGTGAATGGCGGTTGCCCATAAAAGCGCATGTAGCTTTCGACGCCCCACCTGGTGACGAGTGCCATCGCGTGGTCGCGCAGATGTGTGCCGGTGGCCCAGATATCGTCGATGGTGTGTCTCCGCTCCAGCTTGTCGATGGTGGCGATGGCGGCGGCCAAGGAGAGCGTCTCGCCGAACATCGTGCCGGAATAGAAGATGTTATCCGGCGGCTCGAACCGCTTCATGATGTCGCGGCGCCCGACGATGGCCGAGAGCGGCATGCCGTTGGCCATGGCCTTGCCGAAGGTCGCCAGATCCGGCGTCACGCCCCAGAGCTTCTGCGCGCCGCCCAGGTCGAAGCGGAAGCCGGTGATGACCTCGTCGAAGATCAACAGGGTGCCAGAGTCGTCGCACATCCTGCGCAGGTCCCGCAGATATTCCGGGTTGCTTTCCGGCTCGACAATTACCGCAGCAAAGTTGCGCAATCCGGCATCTGCCGGGATGGCATGCGCCGCGACGGTCTTTTCGAGAGCGCTGATGTTGCCGAACGGCACGCGCACGGTCAGGTGGGTTACCTCGGGCGGCACACCGAGGTTGCGCTCCACGCTCCAGTCCTGCCAGCCGTGGTAGCCGCCGCAGATCAGCACCCGGTCGCGGCCGGTAAACGCCCGGGCGAGGCGGATCGCCGCGCTGGTGACGTCGGTGCCGTTCTTGCCGAAGCGCACCATCTGGGCGCACGGGATCAGCCGGCAGAGCGTTTCCGCGAGCTGCGCTTCGAGATCAGTCGCAAGGGAGAAGGAGATGCCAGAACCCAGCTGGCGGCGGATGGCTTGGTCAACGTCGGGGTCACGGTAGCCCAGAATGTTCGGGAGCAATGCGGACACCAGATCGACGTACTCGTTGCCATCGATATCCCAGACCAGCCCGCCTTGTCCGTGGCTGACGAAGAGCGGCGACGGCTGCGGGTACTGGAGGGGGCTTTTGCTGAAGGTTTGCGCGGCGAGCGGGATGACCTTTTTGGCGCGCTCGAACTGCGCCTGCGACCTTTCGAACTTCCTTTCATAGATCGGCTCCTCGGCCAGGGCGTCGAAGTAGCGCCCGTTCATGACGTGGCCGGCGTTCAGCCGGCGCCACTCGGGCTCGCGGTCCAGGATCGACAGGATGTCGAGCTGCGACGGCGGGCCCATCGCCCAGGACATCTGCGACGCAATGGCCTGGCAGAACTTCATGTCGTCGGCGGTGTCGAGCACCCAGCGCTCGTCCTGCATGTTCGGGATCGGGTTGATCAGGGTCTCGGCCGGGAAGCGCGAGCGGTTGCGCTCGATCCAAGTGCAGACGCCGTCGCGGTCGAGCGGACGCGTCGCCTCGGCGTCAGCCGCCATCAGGGCCTCGCGCGTCATCAGCTGCACGTCGAGCCCGTCCGGGTAGGTGCGCGGCGAGATGTTCGAGACGTAGGCGGCGCCGGTCTGCTTCCAGAGCCGGACCACGGCGCCGATGACCTGCGGGTCCAGGAATGGACAGTCGCCCGTAAGGCGAAGCAGGACATCGGCGCCGCATGCGTTGGCGCACCCGACGAAGCGCGACAGCACATCCGTCTCAGAGCCACGCCAACAATAGAACCCGTTATCGTCACACCAGTCGGCGATGACGTCGTCCGCCGGCAAGGTCGAGGTGGCGATCCAGACCTCGTCGACATCGCGCGCGACGTAGGCGGCGCGGATGCACCATTCGAGCACCGGTTGGCCGAGCAGGTGCATCATCACCTTGCCGGGCAGGCGGGTGCTTCCCATGCGCGCCTGGATGATTGCGACAACCTTCGTCATTTGTTGATCCAATACAGCACCAAGGCCAAAAAGCATGCCATCAGGAAAAGGTAGATCGCCTCAATAGCGACCACATCCGCCCACGTCATTTCAAACCCGCCATCCTGCGCACATCGAGCAGCACCTTGAGCGTATAGAGGCCGTCCCAGCCGCTGGCGCCGAGCGTCTCCTTGCCCTCGATGCGGTCGACGAACGCCTGCATCTCGGCGATGTAGTCCTCGCCGTAGGAGCCCTGATCGTTGAAGTAGCTCTCGCCCTCCGGCTGCGCCAGGTATGCCTTCCGCGCCGGCAGGTTGAAGTGCATGTTGCCGGCCATGCCGGCGCTGATCCACGCCTCGCGCACCTCGACCGGCGTCTCGAAGTCCAGGTGGAAGTTCGAGCGGGCGCCGCAGGCGTGTTCGAGGACGAAGTCGACGCTCACATCGCGTTCGCGGCTCTCGGTCGTGGTCGCCGCGACCACATGCGCGGGCCCGAGCAGGTGCAGCGCCATGTCGACCTCGTGCGAGCCGGTATTCAGGATGACGCCGTCCGCCAGGATACCGGTCCTCTCGGTCGTGGTGGCGCAGATGAAGTTTGCCCAGACGGGCGGCGACCCGGCATCGAGCCATACACTGGCGCGCTGCACGCACGGGTGAAAACGCAGGTTGTTGCCCATCATGACGACGAGCTTCTTCTCGTCGGCCATGGTGAGCAGATCGTAGAGCCCGGCGTCGTCGGTGCAGATCGGCTTCTCGACCAGGACGTGCTTGCCGCGCTCGACGCAGGCACGGATGCCGCTGGTGTGGCGGAACGACGGCGTCGCCAGGACGACGGCATCGCAGAACTCGTAGATCTCGCGCTCGACCGGCACGTCGCGGCGCCCGGCCGGGTCGTAGACCAGGACCTTGTGCCCGAGGGCAGCGGCGTTGGCCGCGTGCCGGGTGCCGATGGAGCCGTAGCCGACGATGCCGATCTTCATGGCCGCACCTTGATCGCTTCCTCAACCGGGATCTTCCGCAGGACGGTGACCATCTCGTCGCCGAAGCTGCCTTCATCGAGCACGCGGTAGAACGGCGTGCCGGACCAGAGCCTCTTGAACGCGTAGTGGTACGACAGGACGCTGTCGTCGCGGTGCTTGTACCGGACAGCGAACGGCTCGGCGTGGCGCATGAAGAAGTCGTGGATGATGAGGTGACCGCCAGGCTTGAGCACCCGGTCGCCCTCGGCCGCGATCTTCATCCAGTCCACCGGGTCGGTCAGGTAGAGGCAGAACCCGTAGATCACCATGTCGAATGACTGTGGCTCGAACGGCAGCGCCTCGGCGGTCGCCTGCATCATCGGCACCAGGGTGCTGGCCAGCATCGCGGCCTTGCTGGGATCGATCCCTGCGACCCTGCAGCCGTACTGCTTGCCGAGCTTCGCGAGCCGCCAGCCGTTGGCGCAGCCGATCTCCAGCACGCTCTTCGGCTCGATCTTGTGGCCCTCGATGACGGCGGACACCGGGTCAAACTTCCCGAGGTTCGCCTCATTCCGCTTGAACCATTCGTCGCCTTCACCGGCCAGCATGATCTCGGACTGCTT